GCCGACAGCTACTTTAGTCCCCCAAGAATTTGGGGTATATATAGATAAGCTCTACGAAGGTAGTGCTTTAAATCCTTACCATGTGATACTAGGCAATTCCGCTAAAGAGAATAGCCTAGTTCAATGGTGTGTAGACGAACATGTAACCTATGCTCTTTTATACGATCTAAATTACTGGAGGGTTAACGCGGCTTATACTAATACAGGTAAAACCCTTATCTCCACTCTTATTGCTAAGTTCTCAGCTGTTAACATGAAGGTAGCAGCTGTACACTCGGGATCAGCTAATACCGTAGATGCAGTAGTTAACTTCAATGCCGGTCAGCCTGTAAACAAGCAATTCCGAATGTTTGCCTTTGAGGATGAGTTTTGGCAATACTCAGTGGGAAGTGCTGCAAGGACAACAGCTTTTAATAACCTAATCTCAAACCTAGATTATGCTATTGCTGCCCTTACTCCCATTAACGTAGGGATAGATATTTATCTGGGACATGCAACAGCTGCTGAGTTGGTAGCAATGGCCCAAAGGATACCAAGGCTATTCTTCCATGATTACAGACTGTGGGCTGAATACACTTACATAAAACAGAAGATCAGGGATATCTCTGATAACTTCGGCCCATACACTGCATTACCAATCTGTTCTTGCGAACATACCAATAACAACGGATATGGTACAACTCCAAATCCTGCAGTAAATTTTGCGGGTTATGCCTTTGAAGGTAAGAACTCAGCAGGAGTAGTAGTGGGTGCTAAGAAATCAATCTTTGATTGGTGGAGAGCATTCTGCTTCACAGTTCCGGGGGGTATAGGTACTCCTAACAGCTTTCAATCAGATACTTATGGAGCAGTTCAGGCTAATATAACTATGCCTGGTATGATCCTATTCGAGCAGAGTTTAATGCGAGAATTGGATTATATACATAATGTACCTGCAACTTGTGGTATACCCGGATCATTATCCACATCGGCAATCAGTACAACCTCAGCCCAAGTTAATTGGACAATAGGTACTAATGCTACTCTATACAATATCCGATACCGTATTGTAGGATCACCGACATGGTTAACTACAACCTCAACAGTACTCAACAAAATACTAACCGGCCTTACAGCAGGAAGTAATTATGAGTTTCAAGTACAATCAGATTGTGGATCAGGGGTATTCTCAACTTGGACTCTGTCATCCCTGTTCACTACTCAAAGTGCAGCTGTTTGCCCATTACCCATTGGGTTGGGAGTAAGTTCATTGGCTACTACTACAGTAACTTTAGGTTGGACAGCTAACTCAGTAAATGCCTATAACATAAGGTATCGGGAAGTAGGAGCAGGATCATGGACTACTGCAAGTACAGTAACTAACTCATTAGCCTTAACGGGATTAACTGCTGCAACAGCTCATGAATTCCAAGTACAAACAGGGTGTTCACCAACCCCCTCTTCTTTCTCCGCCTCATTTAACTTCACCACCCTCTCAGCTACCTGTGCTCTACCTTCTAATTTAGCCCTGGCTGCACTGGGTAATACATCAGCTCAGTTCTCTTGGGACTTAGCAAACACAGCAGTAGCCTATAACTACAGATACAGAGAAGTGGGTGCAGGATCTTGGGTAACAGGAAGCACTACAGCATTATTCATTACCCTTTCGGGATTAATCTCTAATACTGATTACGAATTCCAGTTACAAACAGATTGTAGTGGAAGTACCAGTTCTTTCTCAAGTTCTCAGTTATTCACTACCTCAGCCTTCCCAACACCTCCCATAATAACACCAAGTGGAGTTGCGGGGCAGTTAGATATCTGTCCTAATATCCCATTGATCCTTTACTCTTCAGAGCCATTTGGAAATCTTTGGTCAACTGGGGAAACAACAAATTCAATCACTATTAATTCTGCTGGTATTTATTCGGTAGTTGCAAATGGCCTAACGTCTAATCTAGTAAACGTAGTATATACAAGTCAAGTTATTCCAACTGCAGTTATAACTGGTAACACTACGCCTATCCAAAATGGCGCTACGGTTACCTTTAGAACAAGCGGAAACAATATAGATCCTGCGGCTAACTATCGTTGGGAAGTAAACGGGTTAGATGTAGGAATAAATAACTGGGAGTTAATATATAACCTAAATAACGGGGATACTGTACAGGCCTTTATACAGAATCCAGGAAGTTGTAGTCCCCCTTATGTACCGAGTAATATCCTTCGAATACAGTATCCACAAGGTCCCGATGCACCAATAATCACACGATCAAATAACTGTGTACCGGTTGGGGGATTTGTTGAATTAACTTCATCATACCCCGGGGGTAACCTCTGGTCAACAGGAGAAACAACAAGGACAATTATAGTATACGGTCCAGGCACTTTCACGGTAAGGGCAGTAGATGGATATGGTGGATATAGTGAAGATTCATTAGCTACCACCCTATATCAGTGTATTGATACCAATGTAAACCAATTCACACGGGTGGGATCGGATGCTAAAAATGAAACAGGAGGAGCTGCACCAGAGGAATTAAGACCCATTCTATTAAGGTCTGATAATCCCTTTGGAACTCCAAACTCAAGGGTAATAAATTACGGGGACAGTCTAAGTACTCTGAACAGAAGGAAGTTAAAGTATAAAGGAACCGAAGATGATACCTATCACTTGGTAACTGAATTTGATACCATCTGGTCAATCGCTACTAAATACTTCGGAGATAACCATTTGTACTGGACTATCATGGATATCAATGGGTTAGAGAATTGTTTCGAACTACCAGTAGGAACAACCATCTTAATACCTGACCTTGTTAAATTAAAACTACAAATCTCTACTCTTAGCTAATGTCAATATTGCAAAACGGATACGGAGCACCCTTCATCAGGGTATTCTATTTTAAGGCTGGAGCTACTGAGGACAAAGATACCTTTAGACCCATTAGGTCTGACTATACCGTAACTAGTCTAACCTATAAATACGCGGAAGAGGAAGATGATGAGGCCACTATTGTCATTGAGACAGCCGATGCAACAATAGCAGATAGACCCGAATTTCAAAAAGGAGCTAACCTCAAGGTCCTTTGGGGTTACATACAGGGTCCCCAAAGTAGAGCTATGTCTGTGTATATTAGAGATGTAGGAACAACTTACGATGAGAAAGTAACCTTGACTTTATCATGTACTGATAAGGCTTCAGCTTTAAAGGATAACACTAGTCAGGAGATTCACAGTGCGGAAGTAGAGGGAGAAGATAGAGAATTTAATGTAATGAAGATCCTATCTGACTTTTGCAAGAAGTATGGATTAACTCTTCACCTTACAGGAAGTAACCCTTTTGGGGATATGGATTTTAAAGTAAACCCAAGGAAAAAGCAAATGGCTGATCCTAACGGTACTGGGATGATTGGAGTTAAACCTGCTAAGTCAGCTGGTTATTTTGAATCAACAGGTCAGGATGATATTGCTAAATTACCGAAAGACTTCGAATTTAATCGGTATATGTATTACCCACAGGCTAATAAATCAGATTTCCAGCTTTTATTTGAGATGCTCAAAAAGGAAAAGAATGGGCCTTATGTATTAAGTGGAAGGAACGAAACACTGTTGGTTGCTAAACGGGACCTATCCCAAAAGCCGAGTAAACAATACAGATACCGGGGTGGGAGCGGAGAACTACTTAACTTCCACATATCAGATAAAGGACAAGTTACAGAATCAGAAGCCAATTCTGTTCAGATGTCTGCTTGGGATTCGGAAGTAAAAGAATACCAATATACTAACAAAGCCAGTGAGAATACTCCTACAGAAAAGCTAAACGAGAACACCCAAGAGGGTTGGTTAAGTTGGTTTAACAATCCTTTGGTAGAAGGGGCAAGTACTGCTTCTCTAATAAGTTGGGGTTCACGAATCGGGGTTAGAGCTTTAACTTCTACAGGTAAACTGGGAAGCTATGCTATCCGGGGATTAGGATTCCTAGAATCAGTTGCAGTTGTAGGGGCTTACTATACTAGCCAATTTATGGAAGGTGCGGCTAGTGGTAATAGTTCACAACAGGCCTACAAAGACCTTATCAAATTAAGGCCGGAATCTAAAACTGCAGGTAAATGGAATACAGAAGCGGGTGGAGGAGTAGGAACAATCTGGAGTAGGAAGATATATGCTCAATCTGGGGCAGTTATAAAGGAAAGAGTGGAATTGGATAAGTCCCTATTAACGGGAGGTCATACTATTACTTCCACAACCTACACTGCGGATATAGAAGAGAGCCAAAAGAATGCTAGGTTATTAAAAGAATTACGGGATAGTGGTAAAGGCTATGATCATTTAATAGGTCCTCTTGCTGAAGCCTTAAAGAATACCCCGACAACCTCAAATAGATACTCTGCTGAAGATCCTGAAATTGCAGCCTTAGAAGCTGAGAACTTAAAACAAGAAAATGAGTTAGAGAAATTAAAAGCCTCTGCCTCTTGCTTGGGTGATCCCAAGGTAACAGATATGCAAGTAGTAACCATCCTCGGAGTAGGTAACTTATACTCAGGAAACTATTATATTAAGAAGTGTACCCATACAGTAACTTCAGATGGCGGGTACAGATTAGAACTTGATGAACTTTGTTCTAACTCAGTGGGAGCAGATGATGAGAAAACTAACCTTACTCCTAATGCCCAGTTACCGGGCCCAATTAATATAGTAGTTGCAGATAATGAAATTAAAGCGGAAGGTACTTATGTAGTAACCGCTTCACCTAGTGAATTAACAAGAGCAGAATAATGGACAACCCATTTTTAAGGTTTATACAAGATCTATCCTACTGGGGTATGGAAAGGTTCGGGAAGTATTATTCTTCATACCGAGCCTTTGTATATGAAAGAGAAGACCCAGAAGGTATGGGAAGATTGCAATTAATTATACCCCACCTACACGGCCCTACTCCCTACAAGTACTGGGCTTTTCCTGTAGGTATACCTTCCGGATTTAATTACGGATGGCACTGGATACCGCAAAAAGGAGAGATGGTGATGGTAGAATTTGAGGCGGGTAATCCTAATAAACCAATGTGGAAATACGGCCATCATGCAAAGACACCCGATAACTTAACCGAGATACCCCCCGATATGTCTGATCCCGATCTTTATTGGTTCAGGACTCCAAAGGGTTTAGGTATATCCTTTAATGATAAAACGGGAGAGATCAAAATGCTGGGGTCTACAGTAATGAACAAATCTACAGATCACACTATTACAGTGGGAAATAATACTATTCACATCTCTGATTCAGGGATAAACATTACAGCTGGAGAGGGTAACAAAATATATCTCGGAGGACAGTATCCCGTATTATATTCTAAGGTACCTTTTGCCGAAGGTATACAGGATTTATCCGAGATCGGAGTATCTAATAAAGTACGAATAGGATGAGCTGCAAACTAAAATTCGGAGTAACCTTTCACTCCAATATGTCCATTGAGGATATGGCTTTACTGTGGTGCCGAAGAGTAACACCAGAAGTAAAAGCCAAGTATCCCGATATTGATCGGCAAATGAACAATGCCAAGCTGTTAATGGATAACATGAAATTAGCAAGGGCAGCAATGTCAAGGGCTAGAGTATTATTAGAAGCGGCTAAGAAAGTAACAGTATTAGCCTCAGCCTCACTAACCCAAACAGTGGGCCCATTGGTAGCACAATATGCGGCAGAGGAATTAACCTATACCCAACAGTTATTAGTACAGGATGCCTTAAGGACTATAACAGCTGAGGTCATGGTAGATGTAACTTGTCCTCCCGACCCCGATGAACCGGATACCCTGAATAAGTTATTATATGAGACAGAACTGGATAAAGAACTGCAGGCTCTCGATGATTTAGTTAACACTAACTTATGTAACACCATAACCTCATTCATACCATGAGCGAATATAACGATAAGATTTTAGGAAAGGGTATCACCTTTCCTTTTCAGTTGGTAGCCGGCAAAATAATTATAGAGTCAGATATAGCCTTAATCAGAAAGTCTATCATCAGTATTCTAAATTGGCCGATTGGAACTAGGTATTTTAATTCCGAGTATGGGTCTATGGTAAGAGATCTTTTGGAGGACCCAAATGACTTAATTCTTGCGGGTCTAGTAAGAAGATATATTGTGGAAGCAATAACTAAGTGGGAGACTCGTATTAAATTACTAGTACCCCCTCAAATCTACCAGGAAGATAACAAGATTAATATACGTTTAACGTACGAAATAATTAAGACTGCCCAACAGGATAGTTTTGTATTTCCTTTCTACCAAAAAATAACTTACTAAGCCATGCCCGTAAACTTACCCGTAAATTACGACATCCAACCCACCTCCACTACTCACTTAGCCTTAATGCAGGTGGGGGATACAGTTGCTTGCCTTATCTTACCCAGATCAGCCGTTAGTTTTATTCCGGAAGAAGGACATGTAATGTTAATTGCGGGGGGATTAAAGATAAAATTAACTGAGAATACCTTAGTAGACGGGAGTCAGGGAGGCACTCCCCAAGAAATGTTAACTAACCTTTATTCATTATTATAAGATGTCAAAAAATTTAACCATCTCCCCGGGCAAAACTCACTTTGCTTTAGAAGACACCAGTTCTGGATATTGTGAGTTATTACTACCAGTAGACACTACCCTAGTGTATAGAGAAGAAAATGGGATAAGATTGGAGGGAAAAGAAAAATCATTCCAACTAAAATTGGGACATGGGCATAAGGTAAGAGGACAAACTGTTACTACCAGTAATGACATGATGGCAGAAGTAATTCAACTTTTAGTACTGTAAATTATGGCATATAAAAACCCATGGGTAGGTTATATCGACAGGTCTTACCAACAGATAAAATCTAGCCTTCTCCTCAGGTTACAGACGAGAGCTCCAGAGATAAGTGACTTAAGTGAATCCAACATCCTAGTGATCATAGTAAGTATGGTTGCGGGATGTTTTGAGATGTTAAATCTTTACATAGATAACATGGCTCAGGAGTCATTTGTACAAACCTGTAGAAGGTTAATATCAATGATAGGGCTAGTTAAGTTACTAGATTACCGAATTAAAGCTGCTTCTCCCGCTACTGTTGACTTAACTGTTATAGCAATAGATACTGCGGATGGTACAACTCCAGTACCCCTAAACGCTCCTTACACTATACCGGCTTTCACGGTATTCACTACTAATGCTGGGGTACAGTTTATGAATACCCAATCAGTATCTATAGGGATTGGGGAAACCGGAGCAACAGTACCTGTAAGACAGGTTACAGTAAGAACAAACGTACCGCTGGGAAACTCTGATGGTACTTCACCCGGACAGTACTTCTCATTAGGGTTTAACTACGTATTCGAAAGTGTGGATATATTAATATCCGGTATACCTTGGACAGAGGTTACTTCATTAGGATTAGCCTTATCTGATGAAAAGAAATTTATAGTAGAGGTTAGAGAAGATGGGGAAGCATGGGTAATATTTGGAGATGGCTTAAATGGGGCTATACCAGATGCCGCCCAAATAGTAGCTAGTTTTCATGAAACTCTAGGTACACCCGGAAACGTAGGTCAATATGCAATTAACTCTTCTACTCCCGCAATAGTATTACCGACAGCCACTCTTTCCACAACCCAAATTTATAACGAACTACCCGCAGTAGGGGGATTGGGATATGAGACTCTGGAAAGAATCAGGGTATCAGCACCCCTTTCAATAAGGACATTAGATAGAGCAGTAACAGATCAGGATTATGAGGATATTGCTAGGATCTGTCCGGGAGTTGGGAAGGCTAAGGTTAAATTCTCTTGTGGGAAAACGGTAGATATCTATATTGCTCCCACAGGAGGCGGTATAGCAAACAATGCCCTACTCAATATAGTTAGAGACTTCTTCGAACCTCGTAGGATGGTTACTACTAAAGTGGTACCCATGGCTGCAGGAGAAACTTCCATACAGATAACCATGGTGGTAACTGCTAAGTTTAGATCTGATGTATTAATAACTGGATCTGATGTAATAGCGGCTCTATTAGAATATGGAAGCTTTGAAAACCAAAACATAAACCGACAAGTAAGGTTATCAGATATAGTGGCTAAGGTAGATAATTTACCCAGAGTTGATTTCCTAACTGTAACTGCATTCTCTTCCATCCCCTATGCAAGGCCTCACAATCATACCCAACAGTTATCTTGGGTAAGAAGGACAATGGCTAATTCCCAATACACAGCGGAATGGAAACTAGAATACCGAGCTTCAATCGCTAAGATGGGAGTATTTAAGGATTCAATCTTTATGGGTAATATCCCACTGGGAGTTCCTTGGACAGATCCTCAGGGTACATTTCGGATGACTATCTTATTCGGAATTTATGCTAACGGTATGCAGTGGATATTCAAAACTTACCCTTTCAATAAGGACATACCCTTGGATGATTATACAGTACCCGTAACCACTCTACAAGATATCAATATCCAAGTAGTAGAACAACTAAATCCTCCCATCTAATATGATCGCTTTTGAAAGGTTCTTCTTTGGGCTGTTCCCTCACTATTATAAGAGAGAAGACACTAACAAGGACGTAAATGGAGAAGGGACATTTGAAAGGTATATCAATACTTTTGGGATAGAGATAGATGAAGAAGCAATCCCCAAGATAGAAGAGGTAGTAAATAATGTGATGGACGCTTCCCAGTGTGATGCCAAGTTCTTGAATCACATTGCATATACTCTTGGCAATCCTCCCGATGTAATGAACTCGGAAGAGTTATATCGGAAATTGTTACTGAACATAGTATCCATCTATAAAATTAAAGGAACTATCCCTTCCTATTGGTATTTCTTTAACCTATTGGGATTCAGGGTATGGATAACAGAATTCGACTGTGTAGATCACCTATATGATGCGGGATTTCTTTATGATGAAGATCCTAATATCAAGTATGATACTTACTGCTGCACTTGCTCAGAATACACAATAGGCTTCTCAGCTGCAACTGATAGCTGTGTAACCAATACATACTCTCCTTTAAGCCAGACTGCTTTGGCTAATTTACTAAAGGTAATCTTTTTCCTAGAACCCATTAATGCCAAGTTAAGGAACCTAGATTACCTTATCAAATTCTGCGATATATTCGATTACTGCTACCATGACCTATTAACTTGGGAAACTAGAGTATATAAACAATACGATATTGGGATACTCTATGATGATGGGGCTCTATACGATGAGTATGATACAATTGAAACTGATACTATAGCTGAAGATAGTTGCTCACCTAACTCTCCAAATGGTCCATTCCTATTGCAGGAAAACTTAGCAAAACTATTACAAGAAAACTCCGGAAAAATCATAATAACCTAAGATGCCTTTAGACGCACCCATCTCCCTATTGCCCGCTTGGACCGGAAGTACTGCAAATAATGCGGCTGATCTTTTAGCGATTGTAAACAATGCCATCACTAAGAAGATCACGGTTGATCAGCTATTCCTTCAGTATGGTATTACAACATTACCCACGGGAGTAAACACTCCAATCGCTAATGGTAATACTATTGCTGTTATGATGGCCAACCTACAGGCACAGATTAATAACAAGTATGCCACTCGGGTATTATATGCAAACACTACTACTGCCTCAGGTACTAACGGTCCCGCTCCGTATGGTGTAAATACTTATGCCATAACCAAATCAGCTTCATTAGTATTACCCGTTACAGCTCTGGGGCAAAAGATAAAAATAAAAGCTTTAGCCAGATACCTAGGAGAACCCGGATCAACTGGAGTAAAATGTCCCACCGCAGCTGTATTAATAGGGGGCATCCAAGTGGGGGGTTTTAGTTCTCCAATTTACCCAGTAGTATTTCCCACAGTTGCTACTGTAGATAGCTATAGCCGATTAACCGGCTATGAAGATGTAGCTCTTTCTTTAGAGACAGAATTAACCTTAGAAAACCTTGCTCTGGGTATTGCTCGATTTAATGGGATCACTAAAATAACAGGTACAGGTAGAGAGCCAGATTCCGGATATACTTTTTTCAGTGATCTTAGGTATGAAGATTATATGATCTCCATATCACTTTCAGATAATACGGGGATTTACTTTAACCCCTTTACTTACAACCTTAATACATACCCTTCTGTAACCATAGAGGTGAAAGTTGGGGATATGGGGGAAGAAGTGAAATGGTACATACATCACCTCTCAGTAGAATTTATCGATAAATAAGCCATGCCAGAAATCACATATAGAGGTGAAGATAGGATAATCGAATTCCAAATAAAGGATGCTGATGCTGTTCCTGTAAACTATACCACAATCATAGAGATAGTCCTAGTCTTCTTTTACGAGAGGGATAAGATTATCTCTCGTTGGTGTAAATCTCCAGGCATCACCAACTTCGAACAGATTACCGAAATCACAGATGCTCCCAACGGTATCTTTCAGATCCACCTTATGGATGAGGCTATTTCTAAAGTAGACCCAAGCCGTACCCTACGGTGGGAAATGAAAGTAACCTTAGAAGACCTAGAATCTCCCGACAACGAATTTGATTGCATTACTCGAGGAGAATTAACCGACATAGAAGAGGGAATCACAAGAAACATTAAATTAACATGATATCAGTAGTAGTAACCTTAAAGCCCAAACTTTCCGTAGTTGCTACTCTAAAGCCCAAGATATCGGTTATAGCTACTTTGCGTAACCTTACCCTAGCTGAAGATCAAGTAGTGGAATATATAGCCCAAGATAACATACCCATATATACCGTAGTAACAATGGATGGCTTAAGAGCTAATTCAGCTACTGTCGGTCATAGTCCTAAAGTATTGGGTATCTCAAGGACAACAACTGCTGCTACCTTTACCGGTGAAGCTATAACAGAAGGGGAAATACACAACCCGGCTTGGACTTGGACTTTGGGACAGAACATTTATCTAAATGGGACCTCTCTTTCAGCTACTCCCCCCAGTACGGGGTTCAGCAAAGTAATAGGCAGAGCTTTAGGCACAACCACGCTCCTCGTAGAGTTAGAAGAATCATATATCTTATAGAATATAACAATGGCAATTAAGAAACCACTAGTACTTAACAGTACGACAAACAAACCCGAGCAATTACAAACTGGGGATACTTTAGCGGATAATGTAAACAAGTACCAACTCATCAATGGGAATGCGGGTACTTTAATTATCTGTACCCCAGTGTATATCTCAGCAGCGGGGACTATGGATAAGGCAAGAGCTAATGCCGCTGGAACTTCCAACTGTATCGGCCTAGTAATGGATGCTACCATCCTAACCACAGCTTCAGGTTATATTGCTTTCCAAGATATAATGGTTGCAACTACAGCTCAATGGGATGCGGTAACGGGGCAAACTGGGGGCCTTACCCCGGGTGACACTTACTTCCTAGACGAAGCTACTGCCGGCAAACTTAAAACGGGGGCTGTTGCTACAGGCTATGTACAGGAAGTGGGAACTGCAACTTCAACTACTGAAATGTTAATTGCCCCAACTCAACCAATCAAATTGTAATGACTCTTAAGAAACCTTTAGTAGTAGGGACAAATAATAAACCTGAACAACTACAGACGGGGGATTTAATACATCCCGGTATAATCCAAATACCCACTCCCAAGATTAAGATAGGACACTCAGCTAGTGTTATTCAGCCCTCTGTCTACCTTGGGTATCACAGGCAAAGAGATGAGACTTTTAGGAACTACAATGCTTCCTACTGGTTTTTTAGATATCGCAGTAGGCGCAGGAAAAAACAATGGGATGATGCGTTAGTAAATAATGAAACTAAGAATGTTAAAGCTGGCTGGGTTCACCCCACTGATTTAAATAGGTTAGGTAAATCTCAGGGTAATAGAGTAAGTAATTTCTTGTATTGGGGAGAAACAGCACCCGGCTATGAAGTACATACAGAATTCCCCTTACCCGCCCTTCCCACAAATCTTTACGGGATATACTCACCCATCGCTTTTGACTGTTTGGAATGGTTCTCTTTCAAGAGTGCAAGAGTACTTACTTCAGATTTCCCCCTATCATCGGCCTCACAATTCAGGCCATCGGGAACTCCGGGGGGTAAAAAGAAAAACTCAAGAACTGTATCAGGGTACTTTAGAATTGTAATAGACGATCCTTTGGATACAACTAATACCTTTAAAAATAAACTATTCGGACCTCCTAGTGATATTATGACCCTGAAGCCCATTATAAGTTCAACCCTAGTAACGGGTATATCAATATCTTTGGTTACTCGGGGAGTAAAAAGAAATATATGAGTAACCGGCAGATCGTGACCTTATGGAAGATCCCTGTATTTGGATCTTCACGTTAAGGATATTCTATCTTATAAGGCAGAACGTCACCTAGTTAACTATCTGCCGGTTGCTTACTTTTACGTTCACTATTAAAAATAAAACAAAATGGCACGTAGAAAACCCATTATCGAAATCCTACAATCCGAGAATGGCCAAGATTATTTCTTTCACCTCATTGCAGGAAACTACACAAATCAGGGGGATGGTCAATTATACCCTACTCCGAGTGCTGCTCTTAGAGGAGCTAAGGCTTGGAAAAAGAATGCGGCTGAAGCCGAAATCATTCCTTATAAAAAACCAAAGACATCATGATAAACTCTATAGCGGGTCATTACACTAACACCCTTAAGTTAGTGATCACAAGTGCTACCAACCTTAAGGCCGAATTAGATTGGCTGATTCAAAACAAAATTGATAAGGACGGTTGGAACTTGGTAACGATCTATGGTACATCTCCTTTAAGTAAAACAGCCTTTGCCGCTTTTGCTTTGGAGTGCTACCTTAACAAAATAAGATTAGCGGTAGCGTTCACGGCCATGAGTGAAGTAGATGCTTCGCTATCTTATAATAACAAGCAAACCGATTCCCGTAAGAAGTTGGTTGCTTGTGTAACAGAATATGAAGATTACACAACTTCAAACGGTGGTGGAGATCCAGTTTATTACAAGAACCTTCTCCTACAATCATCAGCTAAACTTAAGGCTAACGGTATGCTCTTGGGAGTATATCAGGGATGGAGTAAATCCTACGAAGCGATCGTTGCAGCTGCTGATTTCATGGTAATGACTTATTACCGTACCTCAGCTCAAATGGCCACACCCAAGGATTACTGGGAATATATGAAAGCTCGTTATACTGAGTATGCGGCTGCAGCTAAGAAAATTGGAAAGGTATTCCCTATCATTCCAATGATCTCAACTGAACCCGGATTCGGACAGGATTACATGAAGACCCATACTTGGGATCAAGTAAAGGCTGATTACAAGGCTAAGTGGGATGCTAATGCAACTTTGGATATGAAACAGTACTTGATCGTAAATCAGTTATATGTATTCGTAACTTCTCACAGTAAGGTATCTAAGCCTCTAACAGCATAAGTAATGAGATTAAAAGAAAGAATGGGTAAAGGGACTAGGGGTTGGATAACATACCAACTCATAGGTCCCAATGGCCTAATCGAAGAGAGGAAAGAAAACCTCGTAGTAGCGAATGCTCTAACCATCATGGCTAAGGCTATCATGGGTCAATCCCTGATAGATCAAGTTACTTTACTTAAAGCATCAGTAGTATTAGCAAGTGTAGGAGTAACCTATACACTAGCAGCTGCCGATACAGCACAGTTTATAGCCACATTTGATGAAACTTCCTTTAATGATACTTTAGACGAAGCCTCATTAGAATCCTCTGCAGATGGCCAATTTTCAGACATCACCGGCCTCTCAATTTTAAAAGATAACACAATGCGATTAATTATCACCTGGACAATCCAAATAGCCTAACCTAACATGTCTCAAGTAAGATTCCACAATTATCAACGCCCAGTAGATTCATTCCAAGAGAATAGAAGGCTATTAGGTTTACTCCAACCCGGTAGATATCGGGGATTTGATGGCTTAGCCTCATACGTAGGCTTAGGCGGAGTAATAGGTCATACCACAACAGGTATCACTCAAACGAATGCTGATAACACCACAAGTACAGGCCCTACTGGGGTTTGGGTTGCTCCCAATGGTATGATCATCCATGAGACAACAGCCTTAGCTTCCATAGCCTTCTCCACAAACGCTGCTAATGCCTTCGAAAGGATAGATGCAGTATATGGAGAACAGGAATGGTTAGCCTCAGCAGGAGGTCAGGCTGCAATCTACGGAGTAGAAGAGGGTGCAACTGGGGGACCGGTTTATCCTGTAGTATCTGATCCCTTAACTCAGGTCATCTTGGGATATTTGCACATCCCAGCTAATGCCTCTGATTTATCGGCAGCAACTTGGGAAGCCGCTAGTATTCCAATGCTTGGAAATGCAGATTTAATAATTAATCATCCGGAATTAGATACTAGATATGCCCGTTTAGCATTTAAGAACCGTTTTGATTGCTTGAATTCATTTGATCAAGCATCTGCATTCGGGAGTGTTGCTTCTGGGGTATGGACACCTACCGAAGATGGAAACACTTTCCTATGGCCGGGAGCTGCTTCTAATACCATAACAAAAATCAAATCAATCGGGGACGGTACAGAAATCAAAATCTATACCACAGGAGGAACAGGTAATACCTTAAGCCTTAACCTATCCACAGCAACTGCTGGGTCTGATTTGGGAATTCGTTGCCCTGAATGGTTATTACTTGCGGGTGGAGCTACCATGGTAATTAAGGAAAGTATGTCGGTCACTCTTACCCAAATCGGGGGTATATGGTATGTAACTGAATACACAGATGTATTGGCAGATGCTCTACTATTCACAAACGGGATATTATTAACCCTACAAACTGCGGTAGCTGCTGTAAAATCTCCACCGATAGGAGTTATACTTCCTTATGACGGTGCTTTCACTAGCTTCAATCTAACGGGTTTAGGAACGGGAACTTATGCGGGTTGGGCTATATGTAACGGGTTAAACGGAACTCCCGATATGAGGGGCCGAACAATCATGGGTGCTTATGATGTACCGGATACTGGAGCTCCCGCTCTTGCAGCTGAAGTAGATCCTACTGCACCGTATGGAGGAACCAACCCGCCAAACTTAGCGATGGGGGGAGTGGGAGGAGAACCACATCATGTGTTAACCACTCCAGAATTACCAGTCCATCATCATATCGTTAATACAAACAACGGGGCAACGGGTATGGGATCGGGAAGTTTACCAGCAACTACGAATACGGGTAGTGCCGGTCCAGGAACAGACACAGCAGATACGGGATCAGGTACTGCTCACAATAACCTTCCTCCGTATCTTGCTGCCGCTTGGATTAAAAGAATTAGCTAACCTGAAATTCAGGGTTATTAAAATAGGTTCTTGCAATATCTAAAGCACTCTTAACTTCTCTCTTAAGGTCACCGATATAGGAAATCACTTTCTTATCTTCGGGAAGTAAGCCTAAATAATCAGCCAATAGTTCATTTGGGATATTCCCAATACGGCGGTTATTTAGGCTTTCTAGTCTGTGCAGAATGAAGGGTGGGGGGTTTAATTGCAACTCCAATATAAAATAAGCATCATCACTAAGTTTAGATCGTAAAAAGGAAGTAACCCGTTGGATAAGTTCATTGTGAGATTGGTTAACCTCATCGTCCTCTTCGGTAGATATCAGGTTTTCAAAGTATTCTATTTCCCCAATTTCTATTTTATTAAGATATTGCTTATTCTTATCCATATAAGCTTCCTTCAAAACCCGATATCTAAATAATTGCAAAGCATTAATGATATGTCCCTTAAGAACACCCGGTTGGTCAATGAATTGATCGTAATATTTACTGAATACATAAATGAATTTAACATCGAACCAAGATGATATCTCCTCAGCATCAACCCCGAATCTACGACTATCAATCCCGTAGACTAGTTTTGCTCGGAGAGCTTTTGTTTCATGGTAAATTTGCTCGAATAACTGCCTGTTATAATTAACCGGCATCGGTTTTAATCTGTGATCTTCCATTGGGTTTATGTTTTTATTATTAATGCAAATATAATACAATGGGATTCATATATTAATTATCCGATAAAAAAACTTATTAACAGGGGGATTAACAGCTGTTTATAAGGTAATCTATTGAATTAATATACAAGGAGATAACTTAGTAATCTATATGTCAAAGAAAACAGAGAAATTCGCTTTTGGCACCGAGTTTCAAGAAGAGTTGCTAAGGTTTACTGTAACAGATAACAAGGAGGGATATAAAGCTCTGCTCCTGTATCGGGATAGTTACTTCACTCTTATCGAACACGCTATCATTGCAAAGGCTTTAAAAACCTATTACAAACGTAAGAAACGGATAGCTTCTAAAACCGTTTTGCTGGAGGAATTACGTAACCTATACAATCACAAGGATTATATCAATGGGCTATTGCCTGAGGATAAAAAGAAAATAAAGGAGATCGTAACTAATCTCTATAGTGCACCAGCTAAGGACGGGGAAACCTTGCTTGAGGAATGTATGAAGTTCTCTAGGTATGTCGAATTAAAGGATATACTTGAGAATGTGGATATCACCGACTTTGCTCAATATGATACCATCCATCGGAAAATCCAAAAGGCTACTACAATAGGTAGGGACCTGAAGAAAGAAAAAGGGGTCCACTTAGTTGCAGACAGTGTAGCCATAACTGCCGATCGTAATAATCGGGAACCCGCTTACCCAACCCCTTTCTCACAACTCGATGCCTGTACAGATTCAGGCGGTACCTACATGGGTAACGTGATTGTTGTAATAGGTCGGGAGAAGAGATTTAAAACTGCTCTACTTATTAATGCTGCCCGTATATACCTGAGGATGAAAAAACGGGTGGTCTACTTTGACTTCGAGAATGGGCAGAAAGCATTAACCTTAAGAATGCACCAATCTCTAATGAAAAAGAGTAAGTCGGAAATACAATCCGGGGAATATGATGCTAAGATTAATAAATTACTTCGGAAGTATAAAAGGTTAGGAGCTGAGGTAGTAATCAAAAGGTTCCCAGCACTCTCCACTACAACCGATGACCTTCAACAATTTATCGATGAACAGTATTCAGAATACGGTATTAAGTTCGATGAATGTATAGTTGACTATGCTGGTAAGATGGCCTCTCTTTCAGGTAAGAAGGATGATACAGAAAGGATCTCTGATGTATATGTCGATCTAGCAAATTTTGCAGACCGAAATCAATTTGAATCTCTATGGACTGCTAACCACACGACTCGGGAAGCTATTAAGAAAAACAGAGAATTTACTAAGTGGGAATCTACCGATACTGCTAAGTGTATTGATATAGCCCGTCACATTGATATGATGGTAGGCCTTAATCAAAATGAGGAAGAGAAAGCTGCTGGGATAGTAAGAGTAGAAATGGTAGAACAAAGAAATGGCCCACAAGAGGGAAGATGTTTATTTGTATTGGATATGAAATCTCAAAGGATGGACGAATTCACTGCTAAGGAGATATTGAATTATAATGAGATGATAAAGGAAAGTAAAAAAGGAGAAAAACAACATGGTGACCTTTGAGGATAACGTAGCAAGTAAATTAGTAGCCTATTTTAAGAAGAGACTCGGAATGTATGAGTATAAGAATGGCTGGCTTAAAGGAGATTGCCCGGAATGCGGTAAAGAAGATAAATTCGGGGTTAACATCGGAAGAGATCAAACCAATTGCTTTGTATGCAATGAAAAAATGAAGCCCTTAGATTTGATCGTTAAATTGGAGGGATTCGAAACACACAAGGAATTATATAAGTTCATCCATGGTTTAAAGGAAGTTGATACCTTTCAAACCAAGGTAATAAAACTCGAAAAGAAACAAGTAAACCTCCCTGAAGGGTTTAGATTAATAAATAGGGGAGAAGGACATATTGCAACATTAGCCCGTAACTATATGAAAGGCCGGGGATTTAAAATAAATGATCTAGCTATGAAGGGAGTAGGATATACCATGCAAGGAAAGTATGCGGGGTGTATTATACTCCCTTTCTTTCTGAAGGGCGAACTCATCTATTTCATCGGACGTAAGTTTACAGCAGCTACTGCCAAGTTTACTAACCCCGAGGTTGAGGAATTTGGTATCGGTAAGTCCCAGATCATTTACAATCAGGATTGCTTGGATTATTATAAACGGGTGCAAATGGTGGAGTCTTATATTAATGCTCTAACATTGGGAGACAGGGCTTTTGCAATTCTGGGTAAGATCCCTTCTGCTCACCAACGATCCACTATACTCCGATCCCCAATTGAGGAAATAGATATCATCCTAGATTCAGATGCCTATCTCGAATCAATTAAGATAGCCATGGAATTCTCCCTGGAGAAGGTAGTAAGGTTAATTAAGATGCCGAAGGATCAGGATGTAAATGATCTGGGCAGGAAAGAAACAAAGCTGTTAATCAAGGCAGCTAAGCCCCAGAGCTATCAGGAGTTATATAAGTTATACCTATTTGAAAAGGATCGGGTAAATTATGAGCAAGCAACCGCATAGAGAACCATCGATTCATATAACTCGGGCTAAGTTCAGGGAGATACTCCAGGATGAGCTACAACCGAGATATAGGGCAGGTGAAATAGATATTCTAGTGAATGAAGTATTTAAACGAGCAAGAATACACAGTCTTACAACTCGTGGTATACTAGCAACTACCCAGAAAAACCGTAAGGTAGCCTCTAAACTTGTTCAATCAACGTTAGAAGATGCAAGGTTATTTTCCAAGACTCTTTTATGGGTTAGAAGACAGGCCCATCATCGTGGGGTAGTGCAAATTAAGGAAGATAGCCGAGATTGGTTGCTAATAAAACAGATAACCGAGCTAGCCTTAGCCTTTATAATCGATTTTAACCTTTCCAAGGATGAAGGATTTAAAATTTACATACAAATAGCCCTTATAAGGCTTAAAATGTTTTCCTTACAAAGATTTCCATCCCTACACGAAGTAATCTGTGCTCAATACGAGGCTAGGGATAAGATAACTAAGGATCCTAACTCCAAAGCCACACAGGAAGCTTGTTCATACTACACTTCGATCATCCTAAAGAAAACCGGGGAAGCCCCCGAGTATGAAAAGATGCCCGAGAAGTATCAATACTTTATGGACATAGCCCAATTCTGTAAAAATTCGGGAGTAACCATTAAGCATTATATCGATGCCCAATTCGATGCCTTCAACTGGGCTTCAGCAGTACCCGAGTTAACTCAAATGGTTGGGGATAAAGCCCAAGAACGATTGGCAAAGTATATGTATAAGAACGATCTCAAGTTTAAGTTTGCTCCCAAGCTTGACCTAAGTAAAATCCTAGAAAAAAATGCGGTTAGAGGTAAACAATAATAAATGTAAGCTAAATGTAGGCCCGAAGGAAATGATTAAGCTGGATAAGGCTTTCTCTATCCGAGTACCGGGAGCATTCTTTTCACTCGCATTCAGGCATGGAGATTGGGATGGTAAGAAACACTTCATAACCGAAGCCGGTTACTTTAAAACTGGGCTATTACCCGAGGTGGTAAAGTTCTATAAGAAAGAATTCCCGGATAAGCCTATTACATTCGATACCGATAACTCAAACTTGGTAAAGGTAAAGGATGTAAGCAAATTAAAGAATTTTAAACTAAGGCCTAATCAAGAGGCAGCAGTTAAAGCAATAACCGATAACTATGTGGATAACCTATATTTCCCAAGGGGGATACTAAAGGCTTCTACTAATGCGGGTAAGACTTATATTGCCGCAGGTTTATTCTATGCTTTCAATAAGCAGCCCACGATCCTACTGTTAAATAACAGTACTCTCTTCGATCAATTTAAAAAGGAGCTTCCCGAATTATTGGGAGATGACTTTGGATACATACAAGGCAATGAAATCCATTGGGGCAATTTTACTATGGCCATGGTTCCTACCTTAGTCTCCAAGATTAAGAAAGGCCAATTTATTAATAAACTAGCCCAATTCAGGACTGTCATAGTAGATGAGTGCCACTTGGTAACCTCTAAATCCTATTCAACTGTATTATTCAAATTATTCAATACCTTAGTCCGGGTGGGTATGTCGGGTTCTCCGCTAAACCACAAGGATAAGGTTAAGAATAAAGCAGTAGAGGAATTCTTAGGAGAAGTAGTACACACAATCACTTCCAAGGAACTAGAAGAGAAAGGATATTCAGCACCCCTTACTTGCAGGATACTTCAGGGAAACACCAAACATGATTACCCCGGGGATTACCAGCTAGAGTATGAGAAGGGGATAGTTAAAAATAAGGAAAGGAATAAAAGAGTTTGGAAGAGGGTAGCTATATGTGCTAGGAAGGAAAGATTACCCTTCTTAATCATCATTAAGAACCATGAGCATATAAACCAGCTGCTTAATTGTATCCCAGAGGCTATCAAGAATGATTATGTTGTAAAGCATATCCATCACAAGGTCAAAAATAGAATGAATATACTACAGGAGTTTAAGGATGGCCAGGTAGATATACTCATCTCTTCGATGATCATTAAGATCGGTCAGAATATGCCTTTGATGAAGGCTGCTTTAAATGCGGGAGGTGGAGATTCTGATATCAACACCCTTCAGTTATTGGGTAGAGGTAAAAGAGCACACAAGGGAAAGAAAAAAACCTACTATTACGACTTCTACGATCAAGGCTCCTATCTAAAGCGCCATTCAAAACACCGTATCAGAATGATGAAATCAGAAGGTCATAAAGTAATTGAATCCTATGTTAAATGATTGCTATTTATAATATATGAAACGTAAGTCGAGAAATAAAGAGAGGAAGAACCTGTCTGATGAACAAATGCTTCAACCCTTGGACATTACAAAGTTCGGAGGTCCTGATGATCCATGTTTTGGGAAACACCATGACTTAAAAGCTGAGGAATGCCGAGCATGTGGAGATTCTGAGTTATGTGCAATAGCTTTATCCCATAAGGGTTTAGCAATGAGGCAGAAATTGGAAATGCAGCAATCCTTCAAGGACATGGAGGATACTGAAATTGACCTAAAGGAAAAGAGAGTAAAGAAATATATCGCTAAGAAACTTGGAGAAGGCCTAGAGTTAAAGAAGGTTTTGAAAAGAGCAAGTAAGCGATATGAATTACCCTTACACAGAATCGAGGAAATAAATAAACAAAAATAACTATGGATATCAGAGATATTACTGAAAGGCCCCCAATGATCGAGGATGGATCTGGGTTGAAGAGAATGTTCGACCTTCAAAAGGAGTTGATCAATGACTATGTAAAAATAGAGAAGATACCTATGTATCCTATCTCTATGAATTCAAAGCCCGATCAATTACTAATTAAGGATTTTATTGGAAGGGTGGTAGAGGAATTAGCAGAAGCTATGGAATCTCACCTGATGATGATTGAGATGTTGAACAAGAATGAGTTGGACGGCATAGAATCTCACTTGCAAAATTTTAACGAGGAATTAAGTGATTCACTTCACTTCTTGTTGGAAACTATGATCTATGTAAACCTAGATTATGATGATGTGGTTAGCTACTATGATGTACTCCTGACTAAGGCAAAAATGAAGGATGCGTTTTGGTACGGTGGGCAAGATCCACTGAAAACAGCTATGGCCTTTGCTAAGCAGGTGAATGCTCTTAAGTTCTTAACTCCTAAATTGTGGGAAACTTCATTTAAGGTAATCCCCGATGATAAGGTTAAGGATGAATTCCTAAGAGGTGGCCGAGTTATTGATCCGGACTATCACATGCAGATGGAAGTTATGATGTGGAAGGTAGTATATCACTTAAATATTTCCCGTAACTTCCTAAAGAATAAGCCATGGAAACAAAGTCACATGGTAACTGACTCTACTCGGTTTCATGTTGAGATTATGGAAGCTTGGTTAGCATTCTTTAACTTAATGGATTTCTTGGGCATGACCCCTGATTCCCTATTCCTAATCTACTTCAAGAAAAACAAGGTAAACGCATTCCGAATCCAATCTAAATACTAATGGAGAAAATAAACGAATTCGAGTTTAAAACTTCCCAATCAGCTTGGTCGGGTTTAAATAAGTTCATAGCCCAGAATGAATTATTCCTTGCCAAGAAACAGGGCATTAATAAATTCGGGACTCAAATGATTATGAATGACACCTTCGTTCATATCCGAAAGAGCTGGGTAGACCCTGAATTTGACTTTGGCCGAATGTTCGGTTACAAGATTCAAAAATGGACTTCTCTAGTGCGTAATTATGTTGATATGAATTACTTAGATTTGATTGCTGCGGACATTAAAACTAGAGAGTCCAAAAAGTCAAAGAACTACAGTTTAAGTTATCACTTTGCAAACTCACATACAAATGGAAAAGATTGCCTTATTTCTATCGTATTTAGCCGTAGGCCAGGTTCTGATTGGCCTGTACTTAATTTCCATACCAGAGCCACAGAACTCACTAAAAGGTTTCTCATCGATCTCCTACTTGTGCACAGAATTGGCGAGTATGTCTACGGTGACGGCAGTCATTTTAGTATTAATTTCTTTGCCCCCTATTCCTACATCACAGCTGAAACCTTCAGTATGTATGACACTTACAAACCTATTGATAAGCTCATGGCTTCAGTTCATCCACAGGGCCCTTTTCAAGAACGGATCTTAAAAACTCTTAACCGATACAAAACAGTTGACCCCCTAGAGATTAAATATAAATCCAACAGGCGGGCAGTACTCCAACTTCAGACTCATGCCGATGGAGAAGCTTTATCCAGAACTAAGCCCTTACTTGCCGGGAACCTTAAGCTTATGCTAGTCCCCCTTTACCCAGAACATGTGGTAACTAGTCGGCAAAGAAAGATATACCGTCAACAACAAAACGGATTATAATACTATAAAAAGGAAATCTATTTAATATCAACTATGAGAATCTACAAAAATTGCTACGAACTGATTAGCGAAATACATCGGGATTGTTGGGAGATGGGAACTGAGGTTCACACTGATACCTACCAAAACAAAGTCATCAAGGATGATCCAGAAATGATGACTCGGGAGATACTAAACTACTCCTATGCCCTGGAATCTTTGGATAAAGAAGATTACCTTTATCTTGCTGATCCCCGGATGAAAGCCTATGTTAATGCCGAAATTCTGGATCGAACATCTAGAAGACCTCTTAACCCCGGCCATTCTTTCCTAGAGAGACATGATGTATGGGATCAATTCTTAAATGGGCTGGCAAAATTTGATTACACCTACTCAGAAAGGATATTTGCCCAGATTGATAATGTCCTAAAAGAATTAGTGAAACACCCCGATTCAAGGCAGTGTATGATTATGATTTGGGATCAGCATTTAGATAATGCGGTAATGGGTGGGAAAAAAAGAGTACCTTGTTCTATCTCTTACCAATTCGTTCATCGTAATGGGAAACTAAACTTAATTTATTACATGAGGAGTTGCGATGTAATGACCCACTTTGGGGTAGATGTTGCCTTAGCTTGGAAGTTATTAGAATACGTGGCAAGATGCACAAACATGAAAGTGGGTATGCTTTACCATAACATTACTTCTCTTCACTCCTATAAAAGGGATTGGCCATTGCTTAAAAAATGTATAGAAGATGTCAGATCAGAAAAGGATACGTCCAGATAGGGATGAAGTTTATATGGCTACTGCCGAAGTATTTTCCCTCCGCAATACATGTGGAAGGTTAAATGTTGGGGCAGTAGCTGTAAGAGATAACAGGATAATAGCTACGGGGTATAACGGTCCTCTCCTAGTAAGAGGAGATGGTAAATGCTCTTGCCCTCTAGATAAAACCTGCATTGAGGCAATACATGCAGAGGCTAACCTAATTGCCTTTGCTGCAAGGAGTGGGATCTCATTAGAGGGTTCCACTCTTTTCATTACACACTTCCCCTGTAGAAAGTGCCAAGAGCTGATCGTACAAGCTGGAGTAGGGGCTATCTGTTACCGAGACACTTACAGGGAAATGGATTCTAAAGTATTAGATTTTAAGGATATATACATAAGAAAATATGAAGGGCGTACCGTTCAAATTAATTTCATCTGATGCAGAACTCGATCAACTCATCGCCCACTGCAAGCAAACCGGGTATGCCTGTATTGACTTCGAAACTAATGGACTCGAATTTCATGATCCAGAAAAGTATCCAACAATACTCGGAGTGTCATTCCAAATTGGGTCAGCCTGGATTATTCCCCTCGGTCATAAGGATTCACCATGGAAGGGTAATTGGGAAAAACGGTTACGTAGGTTCTCTCGAATGGTACTTGAGGACCCGGCTATTACAAAAATTGCTTGGAACGGTAAATTCGAGGAGAAATGGTTATTTCGTTATGGCTGTAAAATTATTGGTCGCTTCTTCGATGGGATGCTCGCCAAATATTTACTTGATGAAGAACGACCCAATGACCTTAAATCCTTTGTGGGAAACTATATACCGAAATATTTCGGCTATGAAGATGAGATCCACTCATTAGTAAAGAAACATGGTGGCTGGGGTAATGTCCCGATAGAACCCCTTGCTAAATATTGTGCTTTAGATTGTACCCTTGAATTCGAGGCTTATATCTGGTTAGAGCAGAAGTTAATTAAAAACGGATTCTATTCCCTGTATCGTAATATGTATATGCCTAGATCAAGGGGCTTAGCAGAATGCGAATATGAAGGAGCTTTAATCGATAAACCCTATCTTACTAACCTCATACAGGAGTATGAAAAGAAGATAGCCGATAAACAGAATCAGGTAATGTCCTTGCCCATTATAAAACGTTTCGAAAAGAGGGCTAAAAAGGATTTTATTAAAAAGATAATTGCCAAAATCCAAGATGAGATCGATGACCTAGATGAGGATGCTAAAAACTATGCAAAACTCAAAAAGAACCGAGAGGATAAAATAGATCGGATCATCATGGGTAATACCTCGGCTAAGGAAACTTATACAGGTCTTAATCTTGGCTCCCCTCCCCAACTTATCAATCTCTTATACCGAAGTAAACGGGGCTTCAGATTCCCAATCTTAGATTACACACTTAAGGATAAGAAACCAACCGATAACCCAAGTACTGCCGAAGAAACTTTACTCAAACTGAAAAAAAGAGATAAGCACGGGTTCATTGATGCTCTGCTAGAGTTACGGGGACTGCAAAAACTATACTCAACATATATCAAGGGAATCTATGAGATACTTGATGACCAAAACAGGGTACACCCGAGCTTTAAATTGCATGGTACTGTTACAGGTCGACTTTCTTGCGTTGAACCCAATCTTCAAAACGTTCCCCGAGATACTACCTCATCCGATATTAAACGGATGTTCATTGCTCCACCGGGAACTATACTCTTAGAGATCGATTATTCCCAAGCCGAGCTTAGGATAGTTGCAGAATGGGCTAATGAAAAAACCATGATCGAATGGTTTAGAATCGGAAGGAATGTTCACGTTGCCTCAGCTTGCAGAGCCAATAAAGTTGAAGATCGTTACGATGAGATTCTTAAGATAACCAAGGATGAGGATCACCCGGATCACGTGTACTGGACTAAGCGTAAAAAGCGAGCTAAGACTATCAACTTTGGTATCTTGTATGAACAATCACCCAAGATGTTAAAGGAGACACTAGAGAAGGACGGGGAGGTCGTTAGCGTAGCCGAAGCAGAACAATACATGAAAGATTGGTTTAAAGATTTCCCGAGAATCAAAAAATTCATGGATAGCCAACATAAGTTGGTAAAGAAACAGGGATTTGTTACAACCATGTTTGGGCAGAAACGAAGGCTACCAAATATCGATAGCCACAACTTCTCCCTTATGCTTCAGGCTCAACGGCAATCCACCAATGCTCCAGTGCAGGGTAGTGCTGCTCAATTCGGGACATTTAGTTCTGTAATTGTTAGGCAGGAAAGAAAGAGGGGGAATCTAAGGGGGATAGTACAAGAAGTATACAATGTCCATGATTCAATTGGATTCTATATATATCCAGAATACATACATGAATTAGTCCCAAAGTTAGTTGAGATATGTGCAAACCCGAGTACAATGAAATATTTCGGATTTGAGATGAAAAAAGTTAAAATGCAGGTAAATGCCGAAGCCTCTTGGAACTGGGGACAACTTCGGGGCTACCATCCAGAAGAAGATTACACAAAACTACTAAACCGATGAAAAAATACGATGATAATACTCCCATGCCTTTTGGTAAGCATAAAGGAACAAAATTAGCAAATGTACCCGCTGATTATCTACTTTACCTTTGGGCTAACGGACTTAGTGATCCTCTATTAAAAGCCTATATTAAAGAAAACTACGCAATTTTAAAAGACGAACTATGAAAATACAAATTTGCGGCCCGAGTGGAGCCGGTAAAACAACATTAGCCAAATTTATAGCCGAACAATTTGGTATACCCTATATCCATACAGATGGACCAGGGCTTAGAAAATTATATGGATGCGAAAGCCATAGCGACATCATTAAAATGACTGCCGCCGACATTGTGAAAGGTAACATGTACCAGTATGAGCTTCTAGCTCAGAGGTCCCAACTATCCATGGGAGATTCATACGTAATGGATCGTTCATTTGTGGATAGTATTGCCTACTTTTTACTTCAAAATTCAGCTTTTAACACCGAACAAGAAACTGTAGCCTTCATCTCTAAAACTTTGGCTGTATGTCACCGATGCACCCACCTGATCATGATACCCCCTCTTTACACAAACCCTGAAGAGGATGGAGTAAGAATTCAAAATCTGCAATATCAGAAAATGACTTGGGAGATGATGAAGTATGCAGCTGAGGAATATCGTATGGATCAAGCTATGAATTACCTAACTCCTTTATTGATAGAGACCTATGATTTAGATGAAAGGAAGAGAATAGTATTTCAATACTTGAATACTAAATAGGAATGCTATTATAATATAAGGAAACTTATTATGAGGAAATTGGTAAAACATGCCCGGACTTCTGGGCTTATGAATATAGAAATAAAATGGCAAGGGGAACTTATCAAATACAACCTCCATGAGGAAATGGTTATTGATCCTGACAAAATAACCCACGAAGCTTTAATGCAACCCTCTGCCTATGCTTTTCTGGCCATGCTTCATAAGAAATTGGCCCGTCACGTAGCCCAGTTGGAAACAGAGATGAAGAGGGAATATTCTCGAGCTTATATTAAATATAAGGGGATGAATAACCCAAAGACTAACCGTCCTTATTCTGATGATCTTTGCAAGGAGAAAGCAAACATAAGCCGAGATTATAAAAAGGCCGAGGATACCTTCATAGAAGCAAGGGGTCAGGAATCCCTTATATATGCTTGCGTAAGAGCATTCGAGGGAAGGCAACAAATGATTCAAACTATCAGTGCTAATACAAGAAAAGAAGTATAAACAATTCCAATAACTAACAATATGGCTAAAAAGGACCTCGCAACACGACTGCGGGAAAAACAAAAGAAATTGGCTGAGTCTTCTGGCGAAGGCTGGCAATTCATCCTCTTTAAGGATGGTACTAAAAGAATCCGGATAGTACCACCAGGAGAAGATAATGACTGGGGTGCAGAAGTAGTTTTCTTCTGGCTCGGTGATAAAATCAGAAGCTACATCTCTCCGGCTACATTTGGTGAGAAATGCGCAGTAATGGATTTCCACAAGAAGATGAAAGCTTCTTCAGATGAGTCTGATAATGAAATGGCTAACAAGGTATTCCCTAAACAGCGATTCATTGTTATTGCAGTCCCATTCAAGGATGATAAAGGTAAAGAGGTTGACACAGACAATGCTTGTAAACCGGCGATACTTATCAAAGATGTATATCAGCAATTGCTTGATATGTACCTTGATGAGGAAGGTGGAGACTTTACTGATCCGATCAATGGGTTTGATGTAAAAATCAAACGAAGTGGCCAAGGCCAGAAAAACACCAAGTACAATGCTATTCAGTGCAAGCCTTCAAAACTGGCAAAAGAATTCCGTCAAATCATTAACCCTGAAGATGTAGTTCGTAAGTTAGTACCGACTTATGAGCAATCTAAGGAAATCTTAAAGCAATTCCTTGCTGGAGGTTCTTTGGATGAAGGGGATGAAAAACCTAAAAAGAAATCTTCGGGAGAAGGTTCGGTTAAGAAAAAGAAAAAGAAAAAGAAGGACCTATGAACCCAGTAGAATTCCCTGAAAGGACTCATATCCTAAACAAACCGGATAATATGACTGATGCGGAATGCAACTCCGGGTTCCCCTGCCAATTGGAAGTAGCTCTTATGACAGCAGGAGCAGTTAACAAATGGATTTCAGTATGGGAGTTAACCGAGGAGGAATTTCAAGCCTTAGGTGAAACAAGGAAAATAAAACTCGAAATCTATGCTCCCGGACACCCACCAGTATCATTATCAGTAATAAATCCTTAATCTAAAATAAATCATGTCAACAGTAAAAGAACCAGTAAGAGGCTATAACATGGCCATGGCTAGTCGCCTTAAGAAAGCATTGAAAGCCAAAAATGCCGCTGCAACCGCCGATCAATTAAAGGCTGCAGCTGAGAAAGCAAAGAACAGAGCAATGGCTCATGTCCGTATCGACCGTGATGGGAATCGTTGCGTGGCAAAAGGAGAAGATGCCGAGTTCGAAGATGATAAGATTTCAGCTATCATGAGCCTTGAAAAGGCCCAAGCTGCTATCAAATCAGGTGCTGCCAAAGCCGGTGACGGTTGGTAATCTTTCAATTCTATTTTAATCACAAAAGAGGGGCTTCGGCCTCTCTTTTAGTTTAACCCAAAAAACATGGCAAAGAAGAAAGTAAAATCGGGGCTAATGACCGAAGCCAAGTTAGCAAAGAAATACCCTTCAAGCGGAATTGCCGCAGAATTGCTATCCGATGATAAAGTATCATTGCGAATACCTTCAAGGTTAATCCGATTAAACTGGCAATTGAACGGTGGAGTTCCTTATGGAAAGATCCTAGAACTATTTGGGCCAGAGTCTTCAGGTAAATCCCTGCTAGCTACAGACCTACTATACTGTACCCAACAATTAGGGGGTGTAGGACTTTGGGCTGATGTGGAGAATGCCTTCGATAAACTCTGGATGCTCAAAAATGGGATTGACCTATCAAAGGTAAGACTTCTAGAAGGCGTAGTTGCAATTGAAACAATTGCAGATTGGGTGTTAGATATGGGGAGACTAGTAAGATCCCAATTAACCAATAATGAACCCATTTTATTCGTATTAGATTCATTAGCTGCTCTAACAACCTTAGAATTGGAAGGTATGCCTCAAATGGATAAAAAATCGGAGATGGGTGTAAGAGCTCGTAAGATAGGAGACTTCTTAAGAGAACGGAACATGGAGTTCAAAAGGTTGGGTATAACAGTTGTACTGATTAACCAACTTCGTAAAAAGGTGGGGGCTTCCAAATATGAAGATCCTGACATTACTCCAGGGGGTACTGCAACTAAATTCTATGCCTCACAAAGGGTATCGGTTTGGGGAAGCAAAGCCATTAAGATCAAGAAAAAAGGACAACAAATAATCGTAGGAAAAAATGTCTACATTACTACTAAGAAGGACAAAACTGGACCACCAAGAACTCGTACAGAAACTCAGGTATATTTTTCAGAAGAAGACGGAAATCAAATTGGGTTCGATCGTTATATTGGGTTACCCGAAGTCTTGGTTTCACTCGGGGTTCTTGAGAGACAAAAAGGTTCCTCCCGATATTATTATAAGAGCAAAGTCGTGGGGACTTCCGAAGAAAAACTTATGGCCAACCTCAGAGAAGATTCAGATCTTAGGTCAGAGTTGATCAAGAAATCCAGGATCAATACAATCAGCCGTACCCAGAAAAAATTGGATGCCATAAATTACAATATGTTTCCAGTTAAAGCAGCAAAATCCGAAGTTGAGGAATAACTATTATTAATAAACATCTTTATGGAAACAGAAGCAAAACAAAAGGCCATCCATAACCTGGAAGCTTTAAAAAGCGATATATTATCCAAGATTAAATCCCTAGAGGAGGATTACTCTATACTTGACTCAGCTATCAATGTAATAATAAAGAGGGAAACAAAACCCCTTTTAAAATACCAACCCGTAGTAGAGATACCCAATGTACCCCCTGAAGAGTTTATTCCTAATCCCCCTGAAAAAATAACGGGAGCCCAAGAGTTATCTTTATCCCGGATACCCACCAACCACGTAATAACCCAATATTCGGTAAGGTTCAAAAGGTCTGATAAACTTAAACTGTTTAAGGTAGAAAAAAGGGAACACAAACATATTCTCATGTGCTTCAATGAGGCCGGGGAATTTGAAAGTGAGGTTAATTTAAAAGAGTATGCCCAAGACATCTGTACCCAGGTAAGACAGAAATTATACAATCACAAAACAGCGGGGGATAAAATTCATATCCATGAAGATAAACCTATATCTTGGTTAAAATCATGAAAACAGACGTACTAATCCTAGATGGCAATAATTTAGCCCATCGGTCTTACCACTCAATGGCAAGGCTAAATAACAAGGGTAAACCTGTATCTATCATTTACGGGTTACCCAATTTAGTTGGGTCAATGATTAAAAAGTTTAAGCCCAAAAGAGTATACCTAGTCTGGGATGGTGAAAAATCAAAAATCAGGTTAGGACTTTGCCCCGATTACAAAGGTCACAGGGCTTACAACCGAAATTTCGATCCTGAGGATTTCTATAAGCAACGGGACAAGGTTATGGAGGTATTCCATACATTGGGGGTAAAACAATTACACAATATAAAATACGAAGCCGATGATGTTATTTACATGCTTGCTAAGCGATTTGAAGATCGCAGGGTTATCATTGCCTCTAATGATAAAGATTTCCACCAACTTATCTCTGATACTGTCCGCATATATAATGCTAGTGGAGATATTCTCACCCCGAGTAACCTATACGAAAAAAAGGCATATAATCCCAGCTCTTGCGTGGATTATCTTTGTTTGGTTGGCGATAATTCTGATAATATTAAAGGCTATCCTGGAATTGGCGAAGTAAGAGGAAAACAGTTCCTAAAGGAGCACTCTAGTATTGAAAATTTCTTAAGTAGTAATAAAACACACAAAGGAATCGACAAAGAAAAACTAGAACAGCTTTATGCAACCAATAGGCAACTCATAGATCTTGCTTATTATAATAAGTTGCACATGGCTAAGGCTAAACTCAAATTCTTCAAGGATGACAAACAACCCGAGATCAATAAACCGGCTTTGTTTAAGATTTGCGATGAATATCACATACTATCATTTCGTAAATTGCAATTCCTAAGGATATGGGAATAACTCAGGAAGATTGGGACAGATTAAGAGCAGCTTGCCTTAAGTTGGTTGTCCAAGCAGGAGTAGAAGGGATACCCCATGAATTCATCTATGCCTCAGTCATTAAGAAGTACCCCGATAACCTAAGGTTAGCAACTGAGATAAATATCCTAATAGCCCAGCTATTCATAGCCTACGAGATTGACTTATTAATTTGGAGACACACAGACATTAACCTATTAGGAGGACGAAATGAAATTAGTCGCATTAGCATTTAGTGACCTTCACCTTCATCGATGGAAGGCTTTTTCAAAGGATGATAGCAGGATGAAGGCTGCATTGGATATAATCTGGAGATTACGGATGATGGCACAAGAAAGAGAAGTACCCTTATTATTTACGGGTGACCTTATCCATAACGAGAAGGCTATAGATAACAAAGTACTCAGTTACCTATCAGTGATGCTATCACCCCAACTAACTAATACCATAATATGGGCTATATCGGGTAATCATGATATGAGTGAAAAGAACACTGTGGACCACGGCTCACCCTCTTACATCAGTTCTCTCGAAAATCTTGCTCCCCACGCTATTCAGTGCCTAGATTTCAAGGTAAAGGAATTCAGTGATATCAGGGTATTCGGTATTCCCTACTTAACTGGGAATAAGGGTTTAATCAAAACTCTCAAAGGGTATATACCACAAGCCAAGGATGATCGGTACAACATTCTAATGCTCCATACAGACTTACCCGGAGCAACAGATGCTTTCGGCCATGTAATTGATGAAGTAGAGAATATGAGGACAAAGTATTTTAAACACTTCGACCTTGTAATTGACGGACACATACATAAGCCCCAAAAATTCTCAAAGAATACCTATATCTTAGGTGCACCATATCAACAGACGAGATCTGAAAAGGGGTTAGACTTAGGATATTGGGAAATCTACTCTGATGCTAAGCCCAAGAAAATAAAATTAGGACTACCCAAGTTCATCGATATTGAAGAGGGTCAGCCAATTCCCGAAGATGGCCATTTTTACACAGTAATACCCAAACCAAGGGAATTATTTCAGGGGGCTAAATTCGATGCAAAACTTGATCGGGTTAAATTGGCTAAGAAATACCTAGAACACACAGAAGTAAAGGAAAAACATTTTAAGAAGGCATTAATCAAAGTACTAAACTCAACACAATGATCACATTCGGGGAGTTAGAGATAGAGGGATTCTGCTCTATACACAAAATAACCATAAACCTTGACCATCAGGGTATCAACATACTAAAGGCAATAAACGGAAGCGGAAAGACTACAATCTTCTCCGCTTTTTCGTGGGTAGGTTACGGTCAAACTCTGAAAAAGAAAAACAAGGTAAACACTTGGGAAAAGTATCAACCCCCAAAATATAAGGGAACTAAGGTAAGCCTATCCTTTGAGAAAGAGGGTATCAAATATCAGATCATACGATGTGACTCATACAAGGGCAAAGTATTGGGTATTAAAGGTAGAGATCGTTTATTCCTAATACAGGACGGAGAAGAGAGGAAAGATCTAAGGACGAAACCCGAAACCCAGAAGGAAATCACAAGTATACTGGGCTATTCACATGAGTTGTTCATTAACTCAGTAGTATTCGGTCAGAAGCTTAAAAGGATTATTGAGGAATCTGGACCTAATAAAAAACGAGTATTCGAAGAGGCTTTCGAGGTATCTTACATAAATGAGGCTAAGAAAAGAGTTGCAGAGCAAAGAGAGGGAATACACAAAGAGGAAAGTGAACTAAGTGCTCTCCTAAACTCCAAGCTACAATCAAGAAGTGAACTGGAGGAAAGATTGCAGGAATCTGTTAAAGCCAAGAACAAGTTTAAAAGCCAACAGGAAGCTGAAATATCTGTAATTGAATCCAAACTAAGAGTACAGGAGAAAAGGTTTAAAGACCCAGAATCAATTAGGAAGGAGATAGCAAGGTTAAAGGCAGCTTTCAGTATCCTGGATAACCAAGCCGATGAAGTAAAGGAGTTAGAGAGAACTCGGTTTAAACAGGATATGAAGCTGGAGTCGCAACAAGGCAAGGCTGCAGATACACAGAAACTAATCCAAAAATTAAAAGCTAAATTCCCTCTCCCAACTAAATGTTCAACATGCGGTGCTCTCTTATCTCATGGGGGGTATAAAGAACAGACTGATCTGATCAAATCAGATATAGCAAAATTAAAGAAGGAATACTTCTCTACACTCGATGAGATTACGGTTAGTAAAAAGGGATTAAAGGACTTAGATGCAGAACTTGCTAGTTTACAGTCAGTTAAAGATGATATTGATAGAAATAAACAAAATCTTAGTAGACTAGAAGCTACCCTTAGAGAGCAGGAAAGTATTGCTAAAGACATAAAACAATATAAGCAACAGATTAAGGCTATAAAGGCAAGGAAATTTACCATAAAACTAAAACCCATTAAGAAAAGGATACAAATCCTTTCCCAAGATATCCAGCCATTAGCCCTTTCAGTTAAAAAATTAACTAAGAAGTTGGAAACACTTAATTGGTTAATAAAAGTACCCCTTTCCAATTCGGGTATTAAGGCCTTTATCTTCGATTACATGCTTGGGTTGGTAAATGAGCAGTTGGAAAACTATGAGAAAATAATACCATTTAGGATAAACTTCTCCATTGATATGGATTCACCTAAACGGGACTTTATTACTACTATAACTCGGGATGGCTTTGAACAAACCTATGATGATCTTTCTGGTGGGGAACAACAGTTAGCCAATGTAGCCTTAGCCTTTGCCATTCACGATGTTATGTCACTTGAGAAAGCAACTAACCTTTTACTTATGGATGAGGTATTTGAAAGCTTGGATGAAAGCAATATAGAAGTTGTATCAGAACTCATTCAGCAAAAAGCCGAGAATAAATCGGTATGGATCATTACTCACCTAGCTTCCTTTAATCCTAGCGGATCAAGTCTGTACCTGCCTTTGAAATCCAAAGGAAGAACCAGACTAGCGTAAAAAGCCGGGTTAACTGATCTTGTATTTCTATTTAATCACATATATCGGCACAGACTATGGCAAGAATCAATTCACGAACCAAGGGTAGTAAGAACGAACGAATGCTTGGGAAACTGTTTAAACAGTGGACCGGTAAAGAATTCGCTCGAACACCCTCTTCTGGAGGCCTAAATTGGAAAAACTCACAAGTAGCCGGGGACCTAGTTTGTACAACTGAGGGGCACTATTTTCCATTCTCCATTGAAGCAAAGAATCACAATGAAATTAACTTTGAACACCTCCTTTATTTAAAGGAACCCAAGATCCTAGAATTTTGGGAACAATGCAAAGGCGACTCACAAAAAGGAAATCCAAAGATACCCGTTCTTTTCATGCGGTATAATGGTATGCCCCGGGATTTGCACTTTGTATTGATGAAATATGAAGTATGGGTCATACTAAGAGATAAACTCTTGGCTGCACCATTATCACTTTCTCTTCATACCCCTGATGAGAGTTTAGTTATCCTAAAGAGCACAGATTTTTTTAACCTATCTTATAGAGATTGTAGGAAACGACTTAAAAACTCCCCGTTATGGCCAAGAAAAAAGAAATAGAGCATATCTGGGTAGTTGCCTATATAGATAGCGATCAAGTTGACAAGGTACAGGAACAACTTGATAAATATGAAGACTACGATAACATCAAGGCATACATTCCGACTGTAAAGATCCTAAAGAAAACCTTTAAACAGAAAAACGAATTTCAGAATGTACCCTTGCTGTTTAACTACGGATTCTTTAGAGTACCCATTACCTACCTAAGGAACCCCGAATTTTTTACTACCCTTCGTGATAGGTTACCAGTAATATATCAATGGGTAAAAGATAACTCAGCATCAAGGATACTGAGACATCGTTTTAAACTAAAAGACCCTGAGGAAGAGGCCGAAAGACCTAAGCAGTATGTGAAGATAGCCATTGCATCGGAAGAGGAGATAAAGAGGTTGGAAATAGAAGCAAGTAAGACAATAATATACGATTGCTCCGATCTTCATAACCTGCAAGCTGGATGCCACATAACTCTTATGGGTTACCCTTGGCAGGACATGGAAGCTAAGATAATTTCCATAGACCACAAGAAACAGGAAGTGAAGGTAGAGCTGATCATTGAATCCTACACTAAGGAAGCAACTGTATCATTTCATAATGTGTTTTACTCAATTTATCGGGGTGACCATAGGATAGAGCCGATTCGAGAAAAGAGTATTGAGGAATTGAAATTTAAAGGAAGGAAAATAGTTGATAATTCTCAACCCGAAATAGAGATATGAGGAATATAAACTTAAACAAGGACAATAAAGCTTGGATGATCCTAACCGAGGATGAGCAGCTCTCATTACGGTTAAATTTGGGTTTAAAGAAGTCTACCTGGAAATCAGGGGAGATCATGAAAAAATCCCATTACAAACTTATCGAGATAAAGGACAGAGCAAAGAAATTCCTAAAAATATTCCAATACCATTTCGATGAGTACGGGGAATTAATCCCAAAGGGAATAAGGATATCAGCTGACCTTAAGGAATATTTTGAACTTACCATTATCAAAAGGATGTCGGTAAGTAAAGCAGTGCAGGAAATTGATAACCCTTTATATAGGCACATCTCTTCAAGGGATAATTTGCTAATATCTGAAATCACTCCATGGAAAAACTCTATTAAGATCCCGGAAAGGGATTTTTATAATCTAATAATGGAATTTGACCGATGGAACAATTTCAGGATAATACCAAGGCCATTGCAAGAACCCTCAGCCTTTAAACGACGGGATAAGAACAAACTCAAAAAACATTTAAAGATAGGAACTAGCTTACCAAGATTAGCTTATAAGATTATCAAAAAACGCTTTACTCACACCACTAGACATGAGATAAACGAAGCCTACTTAAGCCTTATATCAGTAATGAATAGCAAGGGCGTAAGGAAAACAGAGGTTATCAGGATATGTGCAAGTAAGGAGAATGTGGAGGAATTAAGTAAGGCAAGTTTATACCTATTCCCGGAATTAAGGTTAGCTGAAGAGTATGGAGAACTGGTCCTCAACTTCATCGATAAAAACGAAAGGCACTGTATAGATGGATTAAAATTTTGGCCCTTATATAGGGCAATTATACAAAGGGCAATTAATTATGCTCAAATACAAAACATCACTCCGTCACGCAAAAATCTCGATTTCTCACTAAGCCAGAGAACCGATAAAAAATATTTTTAAAGCCGTGATATATATTGCAATTATTATATATATATTTGCATTAAATTAATAATAAATAAATCCCTATGGCAATATGGCAAGAAAACAACAGTATCAAAAAGACCTAACCCCTCCCGAAAAGGAAGCTACTATGATGCGGAATCTCGATTTCCAACGAGCCTGCATCGCACGGGGTATAGATTTTAAATTATTAGTATCCCTATCAACCCCCTCTTTGCAGGATTGGTTCATAAGGCATTACTATGATAAAATCGATAATTCCCGATTAGATGCCTTTGATGAATGGCGGGAAGAGATTATGAAAAAACGGGGAAAAGATGAACCGTTTATCCGACTTGGATATGTCGGGGAAATTAATGAGAAAACCGGAGAGGTCCTTTCCATTAAGAAGCCCAAGAAGTTTAAAAAGCCCAAATCTAATAAGAAGAGGGAAAAGAATGCAGAACTTGGCATCTGGTCGGGAACTAAAAAAGAACTCACTTACCAATGTGCTAAGGAGGGGAAATCACTTGAAAAGACTAAGAAGACAGTATTGGAGAAATTCCCCGATGCAAGTGAGAAGTCAATCGGAATTTGGTATAAAAGATTCCTGAAGAATGAAAACGGGGGATAAAAGGATTATACCGAACTCATGGTATATCCTAGACGCAACCAAGATCATTAGGCCTCAGACAATAAGGCACACTAGGTTCATTAGCCGGAAAGCGGCAGAGCTTTATGTCAAACGCAGGTTCTCGGGAGATTTTCAACACTACATTCCTATTAAAGGCATCAAACTAATTAAATTCGAAATTGACTATGCGAAACTCAAAAAACGATTCTATTCCAAGTACGCCATCCCCAACAGCAAAATCCTCTCAAGGCAAGGGAAAAAAACCTTCCGTACTACTATGCGACGAAAGCTCTACGGGTATGTCCGGAAGTTCCCATATTCCCACAAATGCGACAGATGTACCACTTCTCGCCCTTGGTACCCAAAGTTCTGCAAACTCAGACCCGAACTCTTTAATGGCAGAAAACGAAAAGTCTGTGATGGATGCTACGCAAAGAAACATGGCTTTAGCGGAAATGCTTAAACGAAAACCCATTAACCGGGTACTAACCATAACCCAGGTATGTAAGATATACCCGGACTCAAAAGCCCATGCTTTTACGCTATCCAAAAATCCCTCCTGTATCTACTTTGCCATAGGTGAGATCATACATCTCAGGGTGTTGGATAAGGCTAGTCAGGTTAAAGTGTTACGATTAGATACTGATACAGGAGATCTGATTGTAACTAACCTGACAATCATGGTCATGGACGTAATTCAACCCATGTCTATGAAAGACTATTATAATTCAGTTATGTCTTGCTATAACGGGCTAAGACTAAAATACTCAATCTCAAAGGATGAAAAAATCAAGCGTACCATTAAAACCTATCATCACTACAGTTTTAAAAACCGTAGAAGATGATCCTAAAGCCTTCTTCAGGCTCCTCAAGAAGTTCTTCCGAAGAGAGATGGTTTATACCAAACTATTCTCTAAGTGGGAAAAGGAAAAGTTATCCTGGAGGATTAAGCACCTAACCAAATTAAAACTCCTGCCCGGAGAGATAGCGGTAGTAGGTAATATCATCCGAGTATTGGATAAATATTATCCCAGTGATGATGATAAAAGCCTTATCTCCTATGGGAATAAAACAGTGGTGGAGACTGCGGTTGTAATTTATCAGATGTACCATAAGAGGATCTGGAATTACATGGAAAAGAAATTATCCAAAGTAGAAGACCCTTCAACACTATCCTACACAGAAGAGGAAGCTAAGGCTGAACTAATTGCTAGGGGATTCATACCTAAGATGGATGTAATACTCGATCCTAAGTTATGTTACATACGATCACTTACTGATAACAACCTCATTTACCCCGAACAATGGGACTTGGATAAGACTTATGCAAACTTCCAAAAAGTCGGAGTAACGGGGTTCACTGGGATAAAACCTCCTAGAAGTTATTCCCATAAATAAGGATTACTATTCTAAACTATAAAGAGAAAATGAAAATCAAAACATTCCGAGTTCCATGCACCCTTGAGAACGGGGAGTTGCTAATGGACACAGAAAACCAATCAGAACAATCTCACTTGGAGATCACTGTATCAGAAACCGATATCACCAAGATGGCTTCTCAAGTGGGACAATACAACAGTAATCAAATGAGTCAAACCAAGTCCATACTAAAGGCTATGGGAGGAGAATCGTTTGTATTAAGACAGATCTTAGTAGAAGGATGAAAGCTATTTACATAACCATAGTATCCCTAGCCCTATTAGTCCCTTCTGTGGTTATTCTAATACTGTTCTTCACCGTGGGATTCTTATACGGCTCCTTCTGGGATGCTGTATTAAAGTGGGAAGAACAGATGTTTGTAGAATCCTGTAGGAAGATACGAAAAGTGGATAACTTCAGAAGGATAAAGTTTTGGCACCACTTTAGGAAGGCTATATATCTAATACTTACCCTTCCCGCTATTGGGATAAGAAGTTTATCCCGAGCATATTTCGGTAAATTGGGTCTCTTAATGAAATCCTTCAATACCGCTAGTTGAGTGAAATCTATTTATCTCTATATTAATTAATACTTAAAAACAACAGCTGTTATGGCAAAAGAAAAATCATTAGCCGCATCACTTGCGGGAAAGAAAATTAAATCCGTCGATGAACTAGGAAACGGATATGTAAGAATCACCTTTGAGGATGGTTCTATGGTCGTATGTCAACTTGTCCCTCTTGCCATGAAAGGCATGGGTAAAGCTGCTCCTGCAGCAGAAGCCGAAGATGAGGACGAAGATGAGGACGAGGACGAAGATGAGGACGAGGACGAAGATGAGGACGAAGATGAGGACGAAGATGAGGACGAAGATGAGGACGAAGATGAGGACGAGGACGAGGACGAGGATGAGGACGAAGATGAGGACGAAGATGAGGACGAGGACGAAGATGAGGACGAAGATGAGGACGAAGATGAGGACGAAGATGAGGACGAAGATGAGGACGAGGACGAAGATGAAGCCCCGGCTAAGAAAAAAGGCAAAGCTGCTCCAGCTGCCAAAAAGAAAGGTAAGAAATAATTAGTACGCTTCCTTGCTCGAATGAAAAGAGTCCCAATTTCGGGACTCTTTTTTAGTTTAAACCCAAATCATGATCAGCCCAGAACTCCACATGGTTATAGCTTCAATAAAAGCCAAGATAGCCCTCATTAATGAAATCGATGCAATCGAGTCAATTGAACAGTATGCCCGAGAAAGAAGGGAAATGCTTCAAGCCAAATTCGGTAAATCAAATACCTCAACCGAGAAACTATGAGTAAGCCATTAACCTTCAAAGACCTTGTTAATGGTAGTGTCCTATGGACAATCGACCCCACGGATAGGAAGATAAAAAAGATCCCAGTTAAATCTGTGATGAAAACTCCAGATGATCCGGGTTATGTAGATATCACTATCTTCAAGGTTGCTACAGACATAGCATTAAAGACCTATGATTCAATGGATGAAGTACCGATCCAATTAATTAAAAGGATAAGGCAAGACGATACTTCCGCTATCGTAATATTCCCAAGTAAGAACGTAGCAGGCCACTTACCTGTACCCATTTTCATCAGTAAAGGCGAACTAAAGACATGGCTCAATCAATCCAATACGAAGATCATACAAACGACCCCGAAACAATAGCCATGCCGGTATCCGCAGAGGATGCCGGGGCTTTGTTAGTAATCCTTTCCAACTTCATCGAGGTAATCTCAGAAGTGGAAGTAGCAAATGACATCCCCAATCGGGAAAAGCTGATTGAGATGAATGAGTTACTCCTTAGTAGAGCAAGTGTAATGCTTACAGAAGTAAGGGAAATATGCGAATACTTTGTGAATGAGGAAAAGAAAACCGTAAAAATAATCATACCTAAAACCCACTGGCCCAATGTCACTTCTGTTTCCTAATCACGTAGCCTTACTAAAAAACGTTTTCAGGTATTCCGCTAAACCGAACCTAAAATATGTAAGGCAGGACTTTACCAAAAAGCTTAAGAACCTTAAGCCTCATCTGATCCATTTCCACAGATTTATACAAGAACCCAAGGTTACAGACCTATACCTAACCAAAGCCCACTACAATCGGGATATATCTGAGTATGGATCTTGCATAAAGCTGATCTGCGATATGCTTCATGTAAAGGCTGTATGGGTAGCAGATTTGAATTCCAGTATTGTTCCAATCGGAACAGTAAGATTAGTAGGTAAGCCCATAAACGTGGATTTAGCTGCAAGGTTTATAACCATGGTTTGTTTCACAATTGAAGAATGCGCAGAGAGGGAAACAAGGATATATCAAAAAGCCAGTAAAGCTGCTCGAAGAAGGAATAGGATGGAGTATTATAGCGAAGGTTATATAGATTCTCGGGTTTTTGCTAGAAGATTGAAGTTGCAACTCATCTATAATATAAACTGCTATCTTATTAATTTACTAGATGTTGCCCCGATTGATGCAGAAGCACACCGTTCTTATAACTATATCCAAAATAAATTTAAGTTAACCCAAAAGAAACAACGGGGTAATCCAAACTGGAACCTAGCCAAATTAACGCCGGACAGTTTTTCAGATTTACCCGAACATATCCTATATCCCAATACCGATCTTAAATTCCGTAGTCACACAATCCTAAATTAATGGTACCTGAATCAAAAATAGCCCGCTGGCTGAGGGATATAAAGAATACCGAAGAGCAACGGGAACAATTGGAGTTTTCCTATACCAACATGAGGAAAGGTTCAGTATATACCGAAAGGATGAGATCAATGGAATCCCGAATCCAACGGATGAAGGTAAAGATAAAACAGGTGGGATGCCTTGCCAATATTGTTAAGGTCAAGGGGGCAATAGAGGTTGGGGGAGAGACTAAAAGGTTCTCGGCAGTATTTACTGATATCCATCCCGATGATGCTATGACCCAAGCCCGATTACTGTTAATCAAGAAGTTCGAGAAAGATAATATCACTAATTTCATCATGGAAGCGGAAGAAGTTCCTCTAGCTAAGTTAAAAATCACTTAAGTGGAATTTCTCACTCTGAGAATTAGGAAATTCTATTTAATCCCAATATATCATATATCAATTTAATTCCAAGACAATGTCTGACAAGAAAAAAAAGAAAAAAGCCGTAGATGCAGCTGCACCTGCCGCAACAACCGCTCCTGCTGCGGAAGCTGGAACAAGTAAGAAAGATGCTAAGGTAGCATTGGAAACTGCTAAAACAAGCCTGAAGGAATTCATGGCTAAGCACAAACTTAAGGAGGATTCTGATCCTACCGATAAGGCAGTTAAGAAGGAATATGCTGCCCTTCGTCAAGCTGTTAAGGATGCTAAGGCAACCTTGAAATCAGCAAAAGGCTCTAAAGGTGGAGCTTCAGGTCGTAACACTACTTACGATTATCCTGCGGATATGACCGATCCGAAAGAAAGAAAACGCTTCCGTGCTAAACAACGTGCTGCGGCTAATAAGCCTGCCGGTGATGCTGCTCCTAAAAAGGAGAAAGCTGCTAAGGCAGAAGCTGCACCCGCTGCACCTGCTGGGGAAGTGAAAAAGAAAAAGAAGAAAAAATCTTCTGAAGATTAATCAGGTAACGGTACCCGAACCGCATGAGTCCTAACCTCAGCTGATTAGAAAAAGCCCCCGATGATAACTCCCTTCATCCAGGGGCTTTTTTAGTTTTAACCCCTTACTTAATAGCCATGAAAAAAGAAAAAGAAAAGCCTGCCGATGTAGTAGGCCAAGATACCATAGAATTTGATCGTAAAATGAGGATCAGATTGCTTAAGCCTAACGGAGCAGTAATCTCAGATAGGTTGATCATGCAGAATGCAGAATTCCTAAAGGGACCGTCTGTAAAACACCCTGATCCCTTGCAAATAGAGTTCACTCTAGCCGATAAAGGAGATGCAGTTGCAGCACAGGAATACTTAGGTAAACTGATGCTAGATTTGCCCATTAATCCCGTAAAGGAAAAGAAAGCCTATAAAAAAGCAGTGGGCCTACTGGATGAGGAACCTATCAAGGAACTTTACCATGAGATAGTTGCCAAATCCAAAACTCAGGATGAGATGATTAATCTCCTACGAGAAAGAGGATTTGTTTTCAGGAATACGGATTACTTCAAACTCTTCGGAATCCCCGTGGAAGTGGAAGAGAAACACCAAGGCCTTCAATTTATGGTCCGGGCAATTAAGATTGCTAAGAATCCCAAAGCTGATAAATACGATCCCCAATTAGTATTCGGATTCAAACTGGGTAAAGAGAAAGGTAAGAATGTACAGGTTTACTTATATAAGAAACACTACATGACCCTGAAAGACCTTCCTTGGAATGAGGCTGCTAAAACCATTAATTTCTCCAAAAAGGAAATGCTCCAATTCCCGGTATACATGAAAGAGGATGAAAGACTCCGCTTTTCAGTCGAACACCGCAAACTCAAAATGGACAAGGATGCCACACCTTCCAAATTCTATAACCGTTGGAAAGACGATATCAAAACCCGCTAAAAAATGGGCCTTGAAAATAAGTTTTGCATTGGTTAAAACTAGGTATTATATTTGCATATTATAAAAAAAATAAATATATATGGTGATAGTTCCCTTATCCGACCAAGAAAAAGAAATCATACAACAAGTTGCCGATTATCAAATTGCTTCCTACATCCGGTTATATTCCAACCCAGCTCTCGATAAGGAGCTGGAGGATAAAGGGTTTGCAGTTAATAAGTCCGAGTTGCAATTAGAACTTGCTAGTATCACAGAAACTTATGAGAATATAAAACTTAATGAGCAATTACTTTTTAAACTAGAGTTAGCCGAATTATGCTCTGTGAAAGATGTTTTGCTCAACTATGCAGACGAGTTTGAGGAGGATGGGTTTTTACCCCCTTCCCTGTATTACAAGTTGGATATTGTCATGTTCTTACACGACCACATCAATTAACACACAATGGGATTTAATCTAACAAACATCGGGAGCGGCCCGATCAAAGGCAAACATCAGCTTTCGGTAAAAATGTCTAATGGGAAGCTAAAACATGTCAACAACATCGAGGCTTTCAAACTTCTTAAGAAAGAGGATCCTGGAGCTGAGATTGTGAAACGGAAAACTAATCGAGAAATAAAACGATGGAAAAAGTAAGACACACATGGGCTAAGAAGCCCAATGAACCTGGGTTCACAGATGTATCTATCTGCCGAGTATGCGGATTGATACGGAAAACAACGAGGGGAGCTTACCCTCATAAATTTGTATCAATCTACATCTCACCCGGATCAAACAAAATAACCAGTCGTACTAATTGCAAACCTCTAAAAGATGCCAAACCCAATCCAACAAGTGGAATTCAATCAGAGTTCGGTCACTTGGACCCAAATCCTAACTTCCTCAAACCTCGAGATGGTGGCTCACTCGGGGAACACGATGCACGTGGTATTCTCGGATCGCAAATTCGTTTATCACTACGCTCCCGTATCAGCGAAGAAGTTTGAGGAATTTATGAATGCTGAATCCCGAGGATCATGGATTCACTCCAACCTTCGGAACAATGACAAAATAGTAGTTGCTAAATCCGTATTCATCGATATATGAACATCTTCGTCCTATCCAAGGATCCTAAATGGGCTGCTAGATACCACGGGGATAAGCATATAATCAAGCTGATTACAGAAACCTGTCAACTTCTCTCAAACGGGATAAATACACATGTGGGCAAAACTACATTTAGTCAATCCTACAAGGACCAGGTATATAACCGTACTCATCTCAATCACCCCTGCACTCTATGGGTTCAGCAACACCAAAGGAATTTTGTATGGCTAACCCAGTTCTTAGGTTATCTAATCAAAGAATACGACTTCCGATTCGGGAATAAGGATAAATTCATTAAAGCTAGAAGACTGCATGAATTATTCCAGCAGATTATATTAGATAACAGCTTTGATTCCTCTGAACCCTTCTTATTTATTGCCGTAGTGGGGGAGGATGAAGACTTGCAGATAGACGATACAGTTCTTGCCTACCGAATGTATTATAAAAGGCACAAACAACATCTTCATAAGTACACCAAAAGAAAAACACCAAAATGGCTAAGGAAATGACCCCTGAGGAAATGGCTGCTGTAAAACAGGCCTCCAAGTTTTTTGCTAAATATTTCGGAATCCCGCTATTAGTAGTGGGATTTCTTGTGTTTGTCGGTATATGGCTGGAACCTGTACCGCCTCCCCCAATTAAGGAATATATTTATGTAGAAGACACTTCTAATCACTATGATACAGTCCCATACACAATAACCAAGCCTAAGAAGAGGACTACTAGGGACGTATTGGAAGACATAGAAAAAAACACATCACAAACCCGATATTAAAGGCCTTGAAAATATGTTTTGCATTGGGTTCAATTGGGATATAATTTTGCATTATAATAAATAAATACAATTAATATGGCAAAGCAAACAAACACTATCATCAAGATCCTTACTGCTAAGGGAAAACCTATGCGGCACGATGAGATCTATCAGGCTTTAACTCCTGCTGGATTCCGGATGACCCCCGAAATGAAACTAAAAGTTTACAAGAGCCTTGAATACCTTTTCAAGAAAGGATCCATAAAGTATTGGAGAAATCCCAAACACTTGGGTCCCACTGCTTTAGTTGTATTGCCGGAATGGCTTACTCCAAACGATAACCTTAAATCAAAACATAAATGAGAAGAGCACTCCACTATACTGAATCCGATTTTATTCAGATAAAGTCATTCAGAGACCTTAGGTTAGATGCGGCTAGTTACCATGTACCAGGGCAACAAAGTCCCCCACTTTGGATAGAAGACCTAACCGGTAAACCTCAATTACAGTTTGTAGTTGGTACCGAGTCTCTTACTCTATACGCAGGGCCTTCAATATCGCTAATCACCTTTGTTGATTGGTTGGAATTCAAAGTCAAGTTACCTACCTTCATAGCAAATATAAAGGCCGGCAAATGGTACTGCGGACAATGCAATAAGTTCAAGTCCCAAAAGAGATTCAAGCACTTCTCCTTTGCGGGGATAGTTTGCGATAAATGCTATGATCCAAATTTCCACAGACCCCCCGACACACGGGGCGATTAAAAACCATATATGGCAAAAGGTAAACCCAACACAACAGGCTTCAAGGGAGTATACAAATTATCCCCAAGTAGCAGAAGACGCAATCCCCGATTCCCTGATCATGAATACTATTCTCGGGTGAAACATATCGGACAAGATATCACCTGCGGAACAGCTCTCACTGTAAGAGAAGCTGCTATCAAACGGGATATCAAGATCCTTGAATTAAAGATCAACGAACCATTACAAATCTTAAAACCCTATGGCAAATCAAACGATTCCGGACGATGTACTGAAGCGTCTCAACAAACTGCTTAACCTTGCAGAAGGAGCAAAGGCAGTTGGTTCACTAGCAGAAGCTGAGAATGCTGCTGCAAGAGCCCAACAAATTTTAATGCAATACAATCTCTCGGAAGATGATGCCCGAGCCTTTGGTACAACCAAAGCTCCCATCACTGAAGATAGGATTGAAACATCAGAGATGACCTCTGGTAAGGAAGGGGACTGGATACCCACCCTGTACCACCACATTGCAAAGAATAATCTCTGCTTTGTATTAATGACCCGATCCCACAAGAAAGGAGGCGGCAAAGACATTATCCTCTTTGGCACACAGGCTAACAGGCAAGTAGTGGAATACTTCGCTTCATACCTAGTCCCACTAATCAGGAACCTTGCTCGAAAGGCATTCTCCGAATACTTGGGACATGAAAAACGGGGAGCCTTTATACGGGGCTTTTTAACTGGATGTGTTCAATCCATTGGGCAAAGGCTTTCAACTACAGTTGAGCAAATGTCCCAACAGGATTCTAAGATCACTGGATTGATCAGAGTATCGGGACAGGAAATCAAGGAGTACATTGATAACTCTGCCTACCGAGTTAGAACATCTCGATCCATGACGAAGAGATCAGCAAGAGGGGGATTAGAAATGGGAAGAGAAGCTGGAAGATCAGTATCCCTGAATAAAGGAGTAAACGGGGGATCAACATTCAATAGAGGCCTGCTATCATGAGCTCAAAGTATAAACCCATCATCTGGAGAGATGCTTCAGAATCCTTACCTAAAGTGGATAAGAAATTATCTAAGGTATATGGTAGAGAGATTTCCAAGCTAGTGTTAGTACATTGGGAATGGGAAAAAGTGGGAAACTATAGAAGAGAAGAAACTGTACCGAGACCCGCTAGGAGATGGTCATATACTGATGGCTCATGGCTATGGCTAATAGAAGGTATCTCTGGAAACACGAAGGTAATTTCATGGGCCTACTTAACTAAACCTAAATTAAGAGCCCCGAAAAAATGATTTGCATGGGTTCACTAATGGGTTATATATTTGCATTATAAAATAATATAAAAAATATGAAACCAATCACAGTAGACATCTCTGCCACAGTAGATCTCATAGAAATTATCGAGGATCTTGGCCAAGACGAAAGGGAAGAATTCCTAGAAGAAGCTGATCTCATAGAAAAAGGATCAGAACTTGTCTACGTAGTAGACTGTATCCCTGAGTCCAATTCTTTTGAACACCCCGGTAAATCCCCCAAGGGCAGGTACAATGCAAATGACATGAGGAACCTATTAGAAGTCCTCAATGACAAAGGATGGCTGCCTAAGTGGTCCCTATTAGAAGCTTGGGATAACTGCCAACCCGGTGAACGGATTGATATGCTTTCCAGATGCGGGGGTCTTACCAGCGGTGAACTGAGAGCTGCAGTAGAATCCTCCGATTCCTCTGAACGAGAGGAGTTCTTCAACTCCTACGAAGAACCAGCTACAATCCCGCCAAGCTTCGATCAGGTAATAGCGAAACTTGAGGACTGGAAAACTACTAATCCACAAACATTAGCCCTGGTACTAAAATCCATGGGCTTCAAACAAGAAACCGCACTATGATCCTATCTAACAGATACAAACCCATTCACTTTGAAACCTGTGATTGGAAAGATACCCTTGATCGTAAACAAAGGAAAAAACTAAATGGACTAGCCATCCGATTTGGTTACACCACTGATGAGTTGGGAGTATCGACTGGGGATGAAAGGGTGTTCATGGCGGGTCCGATTGCTGCTTTTGACACCACTAAGTATGACTGTGCCATGGAGGATTTCCTGGACCTTGACTGCTGGGATGATGAATTAAAAGCATTAGGCTTTACTCAGTTCGATATATGTTGGGATAGCCTAGCAGAGATATTCGTATATATCCTATATGATGAACATACCAACGAATTCATTCCTCTTGACCGAGAAGATTGGTCCGAGCTTCATTTCCTATATTGCGAGCTATTCGACTAACCCAAATTAAAGGCCCTGAAAAAATGTATTGCTATGGGTCCATTTGGAGATATATATTTGCATTATAAATTAATTGCATATAAAAAATACAATATAAACCTTAATAAGTCAAACAATTAATCCCATCAAACAATGACAAAATCAGAAAAGAAAGCCGCTCGCCTTGCAAAGGCTGCCGCTGCAGCACCAGCTGCCCAATCAGTAAATCCCATCGTGGAAGCTGCAATCTCTAACGCCGAAGGCAAACTTGCTAAGAAACAAAAGAAGCAGGACGATGCCAACAAGGAGGTCTTGGCCAAAAAGATCACCAAGGAAAAGGTCTTGGTTTACATCTATCCGGAAGATGCTGACTCTCTTGGGAAACGTAAGAAATTCCGCACTGCTGCCCGAACTAAGCGAGATTCATACCTTGCAAAGATTGAGAAAGCTGCCGATAAGAAGTCAAGAGCAGAACTTGCAAGAGAGTACAATGAGTGGGCAAAAGCAACCTTCGTAAAACCGGAATTAGCGAAGGTTAAAGTTGCCGAAGAAGCTGTAGCATAAGCCTCATCTTATGTTATTAGTAAAGGGTGCTAGGAAAATAAAGACGAACTTAATGACGAGATCCTCTTCCTAGTGCCCTTATTTTTTAATCCCCAAACTGTATCAAACCGAGAGCTAATCTAGAGAATACTAATAACTAAGTAACAAATGCTAAATAATCTAAATTCTAATCTACTAGGAGTATGCCTAAAGAACCCAAAACTATGCCCCTAAAACTTAATGAAGTAAGATTCAATGAATCTTATGTCCTTGCCGCTTTCAAAGATGTTGAAAGCCTTAATACTGCTGTTCAGGATCCTCTGAACAAATCCCGTATCGTTCGAATGGGAGATCGTCATACGATGATCACTGCTTGTCAGAAATACAGACCCAAAGGTAATCGTACCCAATCTTCTGTCAACCTCATTAATATCATTAGCGAGGCAGCTACTAAGATGCTTTGCCGATATGATAACATCAAATACCTTGCCTTAATCCGAAAATAACATGAACCACAATAGAGATGTAGCATTCGTCGACTTTATAGAGGCCAACGATTTTCCGAGCCTAGTTCAAAAAATCGATGAGAAAATCCGGAAAGGATACCAACCCTGGGGGACTGCCTTCTTAGCACGAGGATATTGGGTACAACAAATCGTTAAATACAGAGAACAATGAAAATAATCCTAGAACCAGCTGAGGCTGAAAACATGTTTTACAATGCTCTATGCAATATCGGAGGACAACTTCGAAGCTATGGCATAGAACTAGAATTGGATCAGGACCCTTTAGCCTATGCCAAAGCTAGGAAAAGGCTTACTGATGCTAATCCTACTTGCAGTCCTTGCTTAGAGGATGTGATCATGGAAATGCTACGGGGCGGAGATCCCCTCTACTTCGTGGATCACGATAACGAGGGAGACTATAGCCAAGTAGTCACACTTGCCATGGTTCATGAGCGGGTGCAAATGACCCCCACTGAAAACTTACTCAGGATAAAAGCCGAGGAAGATGATGCGGATGACGCGGATGCTATCCTTCAAACTGTACTCTACAAAGAAATCATATTCGGATAATAACCCATTTTTAAGGCTCTTAAAATATGTATTGCATGGGTGCTATATTGGGTTATATATTTGCATTATAAAATAATTATAAAAAATAAATACAATGGCACAGAAATACCTCCTATCCTGCCGATTAAACAGTATCACTCTTTATGGGGATACTGTCCTTTACGTGGTACATGTAAAACGGCAACTCAAAGACAATGGTTATAACGATGATGAATCTTGGGAAAACACCCTGATGTCCTTTACTGAACGAGACATCGTTTGCCACGACCCCGAAAAAAAGGTAATGACCATTGCCGGGGAAGACGATGAACCACTGACTCTTATTGCTTATCATAGCTACAGAAAAATCACTCATCAAGATAAACATGAAACTCAATCTTAAATCAGATCTCTGGAAATCCTACTTTGAAAGCGGGTATTCCACTCAAATCAATGAACCCACCTATATTGCATCATCAGCCGATGATAGCTTGGGTGCCGGGAACCTATTATTATTCCCCGAATCTGAAGTCCTAGAAATAGGGGAAGACGGTGACGAACTATACATTATAGCCGATACAACCGAGGGTATACAAAGATTCAATGTTACAGACATTCAACTATTCAAGCCATGATAAGAATCAACGAAAGCCTATACACAGACATACGTATAGCAAAACAGTTCAGAGAACTGCAGGGACCTACAGTTGCACTTGGGATCCAATCCTCATTCGACCCAACTACGGGTAAACGTTATATCCGACCAAGATCATGAAACTAGCCGACAATATTATATTAAGGTGCTTATCCATTGACTCTGTTGACGGGTTAATATCCGAAGATGCTCATATATGGTTAAGTGATAAATTCGATGAGGATTTTCATGGTGAGGACAACAGGTTCCAAATAGGGATCGAGGAACTTAATGATATGATTAAGGCTGATACTGCTTTCGTAAAGGAATGCGAATCCTCCGATGACGAAGATGTCCAAGAATCCTTGGATAATATCCATTATGCCACAGAACTTATTGAGCTCATGACAGAAAACAACATTCACTTCATAATCAAATAACCATGAACCCATTCCTTCACCTTACTCACTTACAACTTTATATCCTACAATACGGATGTATGTGGCCCACTCAAGATGGAAATTTTACCGAAACAGAAGCGGGGCAAGTTGCCTATGAAGCAGAATCACAACTTGCTAATTGGCTATCAGAAGCCATTAATAAAACGGGTCTTACCCAAGAACAATTCGAGGACAAATTCAGTTGGGTCCTAGATGAAGCTAATTACCAAGGTCACTAAAACCCAATTTTAAGGCTCTTAAAATATGTTTTGCATTGGATCCCAATAGGGTATTATATTTGCATTATAAAATAATTATAAAAAATAAACGCAAATCCCAACACCATGAAAAAACCATCTTTCTCCAGAGTCGAACTCTGCCTTTATTTCTTAATAACTCAAGGTATACAGGCTGCCTCGGGTAAACAAATACATGAAGCGGGGCCTGCTGCAAGCGAATACTTCGATAAGCTACTACCGCCTTCTTTCTTTAAGGCCAAGGCTGCTATCTTGAAAAAAAACGGGTTCACCAAGAAATCTTGGGACGAGGTACTTAATCAATCCCGGTCCTTTTATTTCCTGCCCTCAGAAGCTACTGACAGGGTTAACAACGAAATAAGGGAACTCTGCAAAAACTACCTAATGACCAACGGAGTGAACTATCTCCTAAACTATACCCATGCTGTCCTCGGTCATAAGGTGAAAGTCGGTAAAGTCCTTAAGAATAAGGAGCTAAGGCTCTACAGCTTACCCGAAAACAGCATCACTACAATAGCCATGTACCTTAAACTACAATCCTTTATTCAATCATGAAAAAACAAGCAACCCTCATTATCATGTTAGCCATAGTGCTAACTGCAGCCATTGCCTTCGGTGCAACAGAGCCTAAAGCCCAACAGTGCAAAGAGATCACCAAAGCCGGTGCTCAATGCAAAGTCATGACCAGAGATACCACACGGATCTGCTGGATCCACCAACGTTCAATCTCAGCTAAGGCTGCTAAATCCAAATAACCCATGAAAACAAAACCACTAACAAAGGCTCAAATCGATGCCTTAGCCTCAAAGATCCATTCCAAACTTCAGGACGCAAGAAATGAACGGGAGGACCATATAAAAGAAGACCCACACCACATGGCCACTGCTGAAAAGCTTATCTCAGTATCCCGAAAGGCTGTCGGGGACGATGCTACCCGAATCCTATTGGATGGCGCAAATTGGGATTACTCAAGTAATAAGTGTAAGTTTGATAGTTGGGAACAGATTGCTAAGAGTCTTGCTAGGAGTTCTGCGGATTACGAAATCAGAAATATGCCCAAGATTCAATCCGAATACTCCATCCGGGAAGATCTAACCATTGCCTCAATCGGTCAGGAGATCCATTCCTTCTCAGCTTTCATAAAAGACAAATACAAAATCTCAATCGAATAATGATAAAGCTAATCCTACTAATAGGTCTATCATTCATTTTGATACGATCTGCCCAGATCATGCAGGCTAGCTCTAGAAAGTTCGAAGATTACGCAACAACTAATCATGGTAGACGCGTCATTCTTTACACTGACGGCAGCTGGGAATACCACGAATTGCAAAAGAAACAGTCTGCTCCAATACAAGCTACACCGCCCAATCACAAATACTGATGAAAACCTTCGTATTCTTCCCACCCCATTACTTTACCGATAGGTTTGATGAACGAACACCATTCGTAACTCAGGGGGTAGACCTAAGCCATGCCTTAGCCGAATGGCATAATCCTGCTGGAGATGATGAACCAGGCTGGACATACTGTACCTTAGACGAATTACTAAAAATCCAAAAACCTATAGAATGACAGCTAAAGCCTCAACACCTTATCAATTCCCTCTAGGAGAGGATGGTAAACCTTATGGTAACATGGAATCCATTTGCTGGAATCTACAGGAGCAAGGATTATCCGGTACCGTTGCTGATAATGCTCCGAAGGATTTTCCCGAAGAGATTCGGGATGTGGTTATTAAATACAATTTACTTGCTAGGCAATTGGATGCCTACATAGAAGACTATGCTGAAAAACATAATATCGATACAGAATAACATGGCAAAGAACAAACATCCTTACGGAATGAATTTACCCCCTATCCCCTCTGCTGATTACGATAACAGCGGGGGAGTTGATAACCTCATGGATGAGGTATCCGGTAATATAGTAGAGTTTCAATATGAGTGCGATGCCGAATTAATTAGGATAATTAAAAGGCTGGATCAAATTAAGCTAGTTCTGCTAAATGACCTAGACGATAAATCCCTATTAAATTACGGCACAGACCATTTAAAATTACTTCCCCAATGATCCTACATGAAATGCTCCTCGAGATGCAAACTTGGTTTTCCATCCCAGCCCACCTTTTAGAAAAGGCTAAGGCTATAGAACCTAGCCCCCGAGAATGCGAAAGAATCCTATTCCTTCGTAAACAATGGAGCAAGGGACACTTTGATGAAGACCCTCAAGTTCTGAAGAACGAACTATGCGAAATAGCCCAATCCTTAGGACCCTAATGGGCCTCTAAAATAAGTTTTGCATTGGGTTAAATTGGGTTTTATATTTGCATATAATATATAATTGCAATAATGCAATATAAAATAATGCAAAAATCCGAACCCAATGACAACACCGCACATCAAAACAAATCAGGGATATCAAACACCCCGCTATCCCCACAAAATCCCGGGGGCTATCTCTGCAAAGTACATGGCTAACAAACGCAACCATTACTTCCGATCAATGATCGCCCTTCATGCTTGGGGATGCTCTGCCCATCATCCAGCCCGACACTCTTCTAACCTTAAACATGTCCAACGGTTCTTCATCGATGCACATGGTAAACTTGACAAACAGGCCTACTAATGAAAACAATCCAACAAAAAATTCAGGATATCCTGGAAAACAACATGCTGCCCCAACTAGGCCATGCTTACCATCTTCAACATTCCTCATTGATACAACTCGGCGATGAATCCTCTACTGAGGTTCTAGTTTACCGAGAACATTTTCATAAAACAGAAGAACATGACGATCAGTTTGAACAGATCAATGCTCTGCTAATGCGTATCGAACCAGATGAACACCTGCATGACCCAGAGAAAATACTGGACCGGGGTTTACATGTTATCTGGGTATCAGAAAAAGACGACTCACTCCAAATCCAACTTTCAGATCATTCTATACATTTCATAATCCATTACTCAGGCCAATACTAATCATGAAAACAGACCATCTCACAAAAACAGACGGGGGTAACATATCTATCCTGATCTCCTACCCCCACTACGGGGAACACACTTTACCCCAGGGCTATCACCGAGCCTCAGTAATCTATGACCAAATGGAAACTGAAGACATACTCCAACTGGCCTTCGGATACGGTAATATCCGTCACAAAGAACCCGAGGAGAATACCAAACGTATGGACGAGGCTAACCAACGGGTAATGCTTGGGAAAATCAACAACGAAGTTACCGGCTATTACAAAGCAAACCATACTTGGGATCTTACAAACCTTGAACCCTTTGATACTGGTACCATCATCAGGCTGGAATTCAAACATGAGGATGAACTCGAAACCTACATTAACCTATTCGAACTGGTTGCTGCCAATACTGCCTTCAGTGCCGGCGGGGACGATGACTTCTTTGATTACATGCCGGGATTCATAGACATCTTTGCCCAACTCTGCGAAGTAACCAAACAAGAGAAACGATACGCCAAGTTCATCAAGGACCTGATCAAGAATAACCCACATGATACAGATTACGAATTCTACCGCAACACTATAACAACTAACTAACAACTAACAAACCATGAAAAAAGCTAAAGAAACCCTATCCGAACAACATCGTTACTTAATGGAAGTAACCGACAAAGTAGACACTTTACCTGAAGAAACCAGGCAACAAATCATGACAATAGTCGGGGGGGATCCAAACAAAGATCCAGTTCTCAGCTTGGGGATTATTGCCGATCTGATGGACCAAACAATACGTTCTACCGGGTTGCGAAGAGCAATAGCTGATCTCTTCGGACAGGACATAAGTCCTGAAGGATCTCGGGAATTGCTCTTATACATGGTATTGCTCATCGTAAAACCAACCCCCAAAGAGTTACGAGCAATCCAAACAAAAATCAAGGAGGACTCAGTCATAATCGAAAACCAGGTCGAAGACTATGATGAGGACGAAGATGAGGACGATAACTAAAATCCTATAACCATGCTCATATTCATATTCTTTAAAGATGATCCCGATTACTGGGAAGACCTGCATATCACAGGACCTCATGAAAACCTAGAAGAAGCCATGAACCAATTTGACTTGGATGGTACAGGCTGGGATGGCTATCTCTACACCACTTTACAAGATATCGTAGGTGACCAAGATCTAAGACAAATTGCTAAAGAAGTTCCATCAATTCCAAACTCTTAACTAACCATGAAAAAAGCTAAAGAACATTTAACCCAAGCCATGCTACCGATCCTAAATCGGATGGAGCCCTTCAATGAGAAATTCCAACTAATCTACGAGGAAACAGAAATGCAACCCGTAACCAAGGTACACAAAGACGGTACTTCCGAATTCTTTGCCCTGATCATTAAACAAACCCAAGAGGATGTCAATTTCATGCTTAAAGCCAGAGAATACCCAAAAGGCCAAGAACCAGAAACAGGGCTTATCCTGAACCTTATAGAAATACGCTCTAAGGTACCGATGATCGAATGCTTCCTCAAGATCTCATCCGATCCCGATCTTCCAATCACTACAACTATGCCTCTATCCTTCAGGGAGGACGAAGTAATCCATCACTTCCCACTGGACGATGAGGATACCGAACAATCATTAAATATTCTCAAAATCATAGCTGCCAAAATAGACCTTACTAAGCTAAGAGTTTTAAGCAGCTAATCCATCAATTCCAAACCCTTAACTACACACAGGGATATTCATTTATCCCTGTGCTTATCTCTTTAGGACCCAACGAATTAGAATATCTAGCATCAACAGCTAAACAAGCTAACTAATTGCACTTAAATTCATAAATACTAATTTCTAGACAAGCCTAACTAAGCTTAATATACCTCAAATCATGATCACATACTATCTCGTATACAGTTTCCATGCTAAGAGCTTTGAAAAAGAGCTAAACCAAGCCATCAAGGACGGATGGATAAAAAACGAACCCATGACCATGTCCAAAACCAACGGGGCAGTAGTCTACTGCCAACTACTATTCAAACAGGAGGAACCAAAGAAATGAAACAAAGGAAATACAGGATACTGAAAGTAACCATGGAGAATAACTCTATCCGATACTGGCCCCAGAAACAAGTACATATCAAACTATTCGGGATCAGGATCTATTCCTACTACGAAACCCTTTCCTACCGAGATGGATCCTTTACCTACTTAGTAGACTACATTCAGACAGAGGAAACCGCAAGAGAATACATCAAGAATCACGAGGACCAGATACAACATCAGTCACCGACCAAACAAGAAGTAATACAGATATCATGAAAACATACATCAGACCTGTAACCCAGAAAAGGAAAGAACCAATTATAGTAGTAGAACTATCCCAAGAGGAAGCCTACAACATCAGACATTGCCTAATCCGATCCCAAGCCAGGATGCCAGAACAAGAGGACGGTTCTAAACTAATTTCCCTATTAACCCCGCCACCAACAACTAACTACCCAATCCAATTAAAGAATGCCGAACTACCATCGGCTATCATACATCAGGACGGTAAACTACTATCAGTAGATATCATGCTACCAAACAAACATAAATGAAAACAAACAGGAGATATAAGGACCAACACAAACTAGCCGCATCCAAGATGTTCAATGTACCTTATTCAATGGTTACAGACCACCAAAGAGAACAGGCTAAGATGGCCACATTCGGAGCTAGATACGGATCAACCCCCACCCAGCTACAAAACAAACTAAAATGAAAACAAAGATTCAAAGGATACCCAGACCACTAGGAGTTACTCTCCAAGCCCAATCACTAAACACATCAGCCAACAAACAAGAAGAATTAAAGAAGATCAAAGATCACATACTAAACCTTTACTTCATAAACAATCAAACAGTAAACAACAAACCACTTACTATAGACGAAGTATCAACTTACTTACAATTAGATACTATGTATATCATCAGGTATCTATACAAACGTATGGGTTATATGCAAGGGATGGGACCAGATTCAGACCTAGAAGACACTGCCCAATCCCTTAGGGTCATCAAAAATTGGGCTATAAAAAAATCCCTAAATCACAGCCAAACTGCTGATTTACAGCTCGGTACGATGCTCAAAAGTCAGGGGGGAAAATACAAGCCCTACATCTCTGGTGAGGTAAACCGAGCCATATCGGGTGCACTGGCGGCAGACAAAAATCTCCTGGATCTCTACCGTACTTTAGACCAATCCCACAGGGCAGCAAGCCCTAATCACTATCTGGTACCAGGCTCTAATCCTCAATCCGAATCCGATGCCCTGACCCCAGAGAAAGCGATTAAACTAATGAATACAGAACAACCAATGAGGCTCCTTACCGAACCTCAATTGAAGGACCAATTAAAGGAACAATATAATATAGACGACCTACCTGAGGTAAGAGCCAATTACCAACAAGGGGTTGATACCGATGGATCCCTAATCCCTACAACCGATACTGCTGCTACTATAGTAAGTAGTAAAGTAAGACATGAGGTTCGGAGGGAATCGGATTTTGAAGATGATGATGAGATAGTTTAGTTAGTTATGTTGCTTGGGCCTCAGCCGACGGGTTGGGGCTTTTTTGTGTGGTACCGATTCCTGGACTTGATAGGCCCTACGGTAGGGTACCATGCTGGATAGGCCCTTTCCTCTTTTTAGGTGATAGGCCCTACGGCACTAGGCCTACCTATTTTCAGGGCCGCAAAAATTTAATATAAAAGATAATTATAATATATATATATTTGCACTATAATTTAAAAAATGCAAACAGTACTAATATCTAAAAAAATGCAAGACAATAAAAAAATGCAACCTGCAATTTCCCACCCCGTTGCCAAACGGACAAGGAAACAAACCACTAACCTAGGTAAACCGTCGGACCAATTAAAAATCCACCGGGCAACCTATCATACCCATTTAATTCAAACCCTCAAATTGCCGACAGGACAAGCTGAACGGATGCTCAAACTTTACGATCAGTACATCGATGCGGAACTAATGGCTACCTTATTTTCCCTCCCGATGCTAGTATTCCATGCCGCCTTCATCCAAAAACTCCAATCACTATGATGCACCAAGAAACAGAATACCTAGAAATAATCGAACCAAATTTCGAACAATTCGGCTTAATGCCCGTATTCCGATCCCACTGGAAGATCCTGCCGGTAACTGAAGAAACACAGATACAAGAGAACTGGGAAAATGCCTGGGCTACCTTAATTCATTGGGTCCGGGATACCTACTTCCATCGCTTGGATCCCGACCGATTCGAAATTGCTATCAACGATCTTATGGATAACGAGGACCACAAGGAAGCCATTGCTATCTGTGCTACCCAAGGACATGACTGGGTATGCACCGATGAAGGCGGACCAGAATCAGGATCCATGGGTGCTGAATGCCAACGATGCGGACTCTCGCATAGTACCCAACTATACTAATCCGAAACTGATCAGATCCTTTACTATGATACGGAAACGTTACTATGACCCAATGAGCCCTATAGCCATCCTGATCCTGATCACTGCTCTGATCGCTGCGATATCTAAGTAAATCAGGTTCAGGGGGTATGGAATAAAGAATAGAGTAGGTTTACTTGCATTTTCCTGCTCTATTCTCCATACTTCTAGTCAAATGCAAGTATACCAAAGCACTTACTTCATATCTTCTAACATGTATATTGGCTAGACATTATATACTAATAGCTAACCATGCAGGTGGGCAAGGCCCTTTCCCGGGGGCCCTCCAACTTTTTTCCTAATTTGCCCCCACAACCATGCCTTCATGCCTTCCCCAAAATTACCCACCTACCCACCCAATTTGCATATAAGAATAAAAGTTGTAATAAAATACTACTTTTTTTAATTATGAAGATTAGATGAATTTTAAAAATAATATTTGACTTTTGAAACTTTATGTTTTACATTTGAGTATAAATTAATAAATCTAAAAACATAAAAAAAAATGCAAACATCTAAAAACTTAAATTTATTTATTCAATCCACTATTCAATTAGCAGGATTAAGACTCGAAACTATCGCAGAAAATAAAAGTTTAAATTCTGTAAAAGATAGTGAACAACTCGCTGAAAATATGTATTTTTTAAGCAAGTTAAAAATTCAGCGAATTAAATTAATAAAAGAAATAAATAATTCTTTATTATATCTGAATTAAAAAATTCATCTAATCTTCATCTTTAAAGATTATCTTTACTTCATAATTAAAAACAAATAATTCAAACAATCTAAAAACAAAAAAAATGCAAAATTCAGAAACAACTCCAACAACAACAACTGCAACTGCAAATGTTGAAACTGCAAAAACTGCAAAAGTAAAAAAAGAAAAAGTAGTTAAAGAGAAAAAACAAGATAGTAAGAATCTTTCAAATTTATTAGATAAAATTAGTACTTCTAATAATACTACTCAAAGTGGTAGTGGTAGAAATGGTTTATTTAAAGATAAAAAATATTTACAGGATTTTGACGGTGGTAAAAAATATCGTACTACCAAAAGAAACGAACTACGCAAGTTAATGAACAATATAGTAATAAAATTAAAAGCGGGTGAAAATTGTATTTTTAAAAAAGAAATTACACAAAGTAAATTGCACTTTATAGAAGCAAAAAAAGAATTTTCTATTTTTGTTGCACACTATAAAGAATTTTATTCTGTAAATGATTTCACAGTGCGTTCACTCTATGAAGGTAAAGAAACTAATACAATGTATATTGTAGTTCAAAGTTTCTTAGAAGTGATACAACAAGCAAAAAAAGAAAATAAACTTTAATTTTCTTTTTAAAGAGTAAGCTAATTAGCTTACTCTTTTTTTCTTTTATCTTATTATTACTTACAATCTAAAATAAAAAAAATGCAAACTGAAAACAAAACCCAAGCAACAAAAGAATTATTTATTTTTAACTATTTAGAACAGAAAAAAATCAACAATAAAAACTTTTCTTTTTGTAATTACTTTGTTAATGAATTAAAAGAATGTACTACATTAAATGAATGTTATGAAGTAATAGAAACAAACATTCAGCATAGTTTCTTTACTTACTTTGATGATATTATAGAGAGTAAAGAATTAGAAAGTTTATTTATTGAAGTAATTAAGCAAAGTAAAAAAAGTTTTACTACCTATTTTATTTATTATTATTATTCAATAGATAGTAATGAACTAAAAACAAAATTACTTACTTTCTTTAAAATGCTATCTGAAAAAGATAATATTTTATTTAATAATGATATTTTTAATTTTATTGAAAATAGTAGTTTAAACTATACTTTCAAAGAAGCGATTAATTTTATTATTGAATGCAATAGTGACTGTTGATAAATAAAATTAATTTTAAGATTGTCCCCTATCGGACAATCTTTTTTTTATGCAATATAGTACATCGTATCCGTCCCGGATACCTGGGACCATAGCCCATAGGCTAATAGACACAAGACATCGGATTAGGGACAAGGCCCCCTTACATCTGAGATCCAACATCTACCATCTCCAAACACAACAAGGGCCAGGGTTATTAGCCCCAGCCCTATAGCAAAAATTTTGCGAGGAATTTTTTACCCCAGCCCCACTATACTGGCACCCTCTTCTTATACTTCATCTCCAACTTCTCCATCCTCCGATTCCACTTCATGATTAAAGCGCAATACTCATACT